TTGTGTCATCATTACCTGTTGGTTGAACACTTAATGTGGTCGTAGTACCAGGAATTGCATTTTTATCGTATGATAAATTTAATGTGATCCCACTTGTAACCTCAAAGTTTGCGGCTGTTGGGGATAATGATACGTTATTTTTAATCGCAACAGATTCTGGTAAGCTATTGTTAAATGTGTACGCGTTACCCGAAATTTGTTGTATTTTTAAATCTTTGGTTATTTGTTTAAAAAAATAATTCCCATTACCCAAAGACAAAAATTTGAGTTTATTACCGTAATTTAATTCAGAGTCATCAATAACAATTTTAATATCAGCAAATTCTAATAACTCATAATTGTTAAATGACATTGTTCTGTATTTGTAGTACGGGTCATAACCAAAAAGTGTTTCAGCCGAAGTTTTTAATTTGTACTCATTCGGTATCACTTCATATCGATATGTTTTTGTTTCATCAGTCTTAATGTCATAACCATCTAAAACAACAGACAATCCATTAATTAAACTCACTAATTTACCCGTATTTCTCTCTAAATCACGTAAAATGACTCTCTTTTCTTCAGTAACGCCACTAACATATTTTGATAATTTGTCAATTAAAAAATCAGTAAATATTTTTTGATGTGTAGACTCAAAGTTTTGTAAAAATTGGTCGAAGACATTTCTAGTTTTATCGTTTCTATGCCAAAAATGACACAAGTTTAATTTAATTTTAAGCCCCATTTCTTCACCGAGTGCTAAAATAATATCACTTATATTCTCACTATAGTCGGTGTAATTTTTAAAATAAAAACCAGCAACTTCCGCATTTGTTTTTGTTGTATTGTTTTGATAACCACCTGTAAAGTTACCTGGATCAAACCTATTTAAATCGTCAAATGTACCAGCCGTTGAAACTAATGTGCTACCATTACCAATTTTATACATATAATTTTGTGGATTAAGATGTAATTTTAGTGGTGATAATTTAGCGGTTTTAATTTGATCAGATAAATTTTTATTTAATAAATCATATGAACCATATTCGACATAATTTCTTTCAATAGCTTCTTTATCAAAAATAGTAAATAGGTTATATTTACCATTTGTTGTACCAGTTGTAATACCAGTTATATCATTAAAAACATCATCATTATTTGGAAGCGCACCCATTTCGGTTAAAGGGTCTGTAAGATCAATACCTTGATTACTTGTTGTTGAACCAGTTGTGCCAGTTATTATATTATTTGAATTTGTTTTTGTTAGCCTTTTATTGTAATTTTTATTTAAAATCAAATCCAGTAACGTCATGTTTGAGTCCGTAACTGTATTAAAATTCATATTACCATTAAAGACATTGGCATATGTTTCATAAAGTTGTTTAAACACATCTCTATAATGCACCTCATACCAATTAAAGTAGGATTTGTCCAAATATTGATTTGGGTTGTTTGGGTCTTTCGACACGTTACTAAATTCTAAAACAAATGCCTGTTCCCCATAGTTTCTCCATTTTATTTCTTCCCAATACTTTTTATTTGTTACTGGGGCTTGAGACCCATTTAATGTATTTTGAGTCAATAAATCCTTTTCATTATCAGCTTTTCTTAAATAAAATTTACCTTGGTCGGAAACTATTTCATATGGTTGATATACCGTTGATTGGTTATACGCGTTCGCTGTAAATAAATCCATAGAATAATTACCACCTGGTGTTGTTGGTATTCTTTTTTTAGTAATTACACCGATGGTTCCATATGGAACATCATCAAGAAAATCGGCTGGAACTATTCTCTCAGCAGCAGCTACAATTGGTATTAAATCTAATGTGTTATTATCAAAGAAACTTCTTTCTAAATTAATTAAATTTCTTTCAAATAAATCTTTGTTCGCAAATGTTCTATCATCGTAAACATCAGCATTAGCATAATAGTTAAAAGATAAAGCATTTTGTAACTCGTCAACGTATTTTCTTAAACCAGAACCCCCAATGTATTTAAAACTTAATTGCACATCAGCAATCATTGGTTGTGCTCCGATACCCTCTGGGTTTAAATCCCAAACAAGTGGTTCATATGATATATTTAAATTATCAATAACGATCTTTGTGTGATAAAAATCACCAATTCTTAAAACACAAATGGGTGGTTTACCAAATGCGGTATTAGACGCATCACAAGAATCTTCACCATGTTTTCTTTTTATTGTTTCACCAGGTCTTAAACATTGTTGTAAAAATGTTAATCTAGCATTTAAACCTTCGGGTGTAATTGCATGAAATGCTGGTTGAAAATATTTTAATTTTTGTTTTAAGGAATCGTACATAAAAGGTGCATCCGCTCTAAGTAATTCAAAATAATCACACTCTGTAATCATTTTATTTATAATTCTTTGCGCAATTTCTCTTTTTGTCACATTCTCATATGTGAGTGGTTTTTCTTCTTGTGTAATAATAGTTGTTTCAACTGGAATAGCTTCTTTTGGTTTTTTAATATCCTCTGGTTTGTTGATAACCTCAACTTTAATTTCAGCTCTTCTTGCAAACGAACTTACAATTGATAGTGCACCACAAACAACATCTTTATATGGTCTGTCAATTTTAGCCTCAATTGTACCAATGTGACTTGAATTAACACCTGGTATCCAATTGCCTGTGATTGCTTTTTTAGCTAAAGCGTCTGTTTCAAAACAACAATATTTAACCTTTGTTGTGCTATTAGGATCTGGTGCGTCAACTGTGTAAAAAATATTCTTATTTGGCCCAGCTGTTTGTGGGTTTGGTATCATTTCTTTTATCGCATCCGTTGATGTAATACCTTTTGCTTCAGTTAAAACAAATGTTATTGTATCTTTTGTATCTGGCTTAGCTCCATCTCTTTTAAAACTTACAATCGATTGTGTTCCAGTATATAGTTGCTCTAAATAACTGTCAAACCACTCATTAGCCTCAAGTGGGTCATCATTGTCATAATAAATTTTACCCAAATCACCTTTACTGATTACCTTTGTCACTAACCATTTAAGCGTTGAAATAAATCTCCTTCTTGATAATATATTGTTATAATTTGCTGTACCTTGGTCTGGGCCCAAAGGTGATGCGTGTGTTTCTATTGTAATTTTTAAATCAAATCCTTTATACTTTGGATCGGATAAATCTTGTTCAATAGTTTGAAACTGTTTTTGCATACCATACCATTTTGGTTTTCCAGCTTCTGTTGATTCCATGTAATTTTCGGCGGAATCTTTTCCTATTGTATAATTATATCTAATCCATTCTGGAGGTATTATACCCGATGATCTATAATTATTTTTAATTGCTTCAGCATTATTAGTTATATCAACACCCTTTGTTAATTCATAATATCTTGTAAATAAAATGTCAAAAGATTCTATTTTACCAGTATCATATATTGGACTAATATTTTTATCAAAATCATTAGGCCTTAATGGTACATCATTTTCAAAAAATAAACAATCTCCATCAATTATTGATTTTGGTTTTTCTCTATCAATAGTTATTGTTTGGTCAGCTTCGGGTTGTTTGTACGTTATTACCTTTTCAAGTTTTGGTTTTAATTTTTCATTTGATTTTGTTAAATCAAGATCACCAATAACTTTTTTAAAATAGTCTATGTCAGATTGTGTAAATTGATTCCATATTCTTGCTAACTCAAAAACATCAAAATCTAAGCAACCAGCCCAAAAAGCTGCGAGTAATTCATCAACTTCACCGTCTGTTAATCTTGCTAATTCTTTCTGAGTTAATAAATTTAATATTGATGGGTGATCAACAACAATTTTCCAACTTAATGTTCCAGTTCTTTCTGAATTATTATATGTGTAAATTGGTTCTGGTCTACCCAAAAACTGATGTGTCGTCCAATTTGCTGTTGTATTATCTGTAAATTTAATATCATATGGCGGAAACCACATAATTCTACCGCCATTAGGGCCTTTTTCACAAGCTGGTAAATCCGTTTTACCATAATAGTTGTTTGCCTTATAATCTCTCCACGCAAGATTTTCAATTGAAAACATGTATTTTCTTGCACGTCTTTCACCAAAATATTCAACAACCGCGTCACCAGAACCATCACCTAATCGACCATAACCAGTGTTAACATTTAGCTCAGATGGAAATATATTGTAATTACCAAATCTATCAATAACAGAATTTCGCTCTTTTCTTATTAATTCTTTATATCTAACTAAGTCTGTTACTTTATTATAAGGTTTAATTTTTGTCCAAACACGGCAAAGCTCAGCTTCGTTATACATTTCCCTATCACTTCTTTTTCCTGTTGGATCTAAACCTGGAACTAAATAACGATAACCAATAACATCACCTTGTTTATTTAATCTCTCTGTTTTCTTTGGTAATATAGTTCCGTTTGCTCTAGACATAAAATCATAACCATCGTAAAATTTGGTTATGGTTTGATCAATAGGCGAATTAAACACACCAAATTCAGTTTGAATTCCTTTTTCAAGCAATTGGCTTGTTGTGTATAAAACCGAACATTCTCTAAAATTACCTTGTTTAAATTTGTTTACACTCAATAATGAGCTAGTGCTATCTATGTTAATTGGTACTGGTTGTGCTTTTTGGTTTGTTTTGAAATCAAAAGCTTTATCTTGAGCTGTTGATGATTTCCAAATAAAGTGTGTTTTAACCGAACCGTATTCACTCACACCTTGTGGTCTGTCAATACCATCCGTATCAGATCCACTGTAACCTGGTTCTTCATATTGATTTATAAGGGTTAAATTACCTTTTTTAAGTGATTCGACAATAGTTTGGTTGCTTCTAACTTGATGACCGTCAGCATCTTGTAGTAAATAAAATGGATCGTCATACTTACCCTTGTTGCCAATATAATATCTACCTTCTGGCGTTTCACCAGCTCCTATACCAAAATAACCGCCAATTTTTCTTAACTCTTGTAATTCTTCTTGGCCTAAAAATAAAGTTGTTTCTTGATCGGCTAAATAATCTGGTTGGTATTTGTTTTTACCAACGTTATAAAATAAAGAATATCTTTGGCCCGAACCAGTTCTTCTTATAAAATACCCATCTCTATCTTCTTTTCTTGTAACTTGTTTACCTAATAAATTATCAATAAATTTAGCAAAACCACTTTTTGGTTCACCATCTGAGTTAAATTCAATAACATTACCAAAACATTTAGGTGCGAGGTCATCATCAGTGCTCATTGCAAAATCAAATGCAATCGGGTTTGTTAAACCCGCTAAACTACCAGCGAACTCAGCTGCTTTGCCTAATGTGGTAGACGCTACGCTAATCTCATAATTTCTTTCAAATAAATTAAACCAACCAAACGGATTTCTAACAATATTAGCGGCAGCGATTGGATTTGTTAAAGCTTCATCTAAGTTTGTCGCACCTAGTGTTTTTCTCTCAATTGCACGTTTGATCCTACTTTCAAAATTAAATTTTAACTCTAGAGCGGCGATATTCATCAATAACGTTTCGTTTGTTAACGGAGGCGTTCCACCGTTTAATAAAAACGACATGGGATCCGCAGAATTTGTCATAATTGCTAACGGATTTATTGATGTTTGTATGTTTAAGAATGAACTTGGTTCATATTCTTGTGGCCCAGCATAATTAAAAACACCAGAATTATAAGCATCCACATATGGTTTACTAAAAGCATCTGGTTTTAAACTTAGAACCGTTGGTTCAAATTGATTAATCTCAACTGGGAAATATCTATTTTGTTGTAATTGTAGTTGCAGAGCAACTTCTGGTGTCTGATTTGATAATAACGATACGCTTATGGCGTTCGGTATATTAAGGTCATTAATTAACGTTAGTTTACCAATTGACTGTAATAACGAGGTATATGTATAACCACCTTGGCTTAAATAATCATATAATGGATCATTTTCTGATGGATCGCTAATATTAATTGGTTTATTTTTGTTAAATAATTTTTGTCTTTCCACATTTGCCGCATTGTCAACAGTTCCTGGGTTTAATACCACACTGTCCCCTATTGTCGTTTCCTGGCCAATACCACTAAGATAACCTGAAGATATATTTGCTAAAATGTCTGGTGGTGTTTGTAAGTTTCTATTTAAGTTTTTTTGTCTTGGGTTAATAGAGTCAGTTACAACGTCACCTGGATTAGTTACATTATAATCATTAATATCGGTAGGTAACCCTCTACCAGAAAGATATTGTTGTGTTAAACCTTGGTTTGCTGTAATATTACCAATACCAGTAGCAATCTCATTAGGCGTCTGTAAGTTTTTATTTAAATTTTTTTGTCTTGGGTTAATAGAATCAGTCACAACATTACCAGGGTCGGTTAATTTAACTGAAGCCTTATCTGTTTTAATAACCGCATCCTTACCTAATGCATCAATATATGCCGCATATAACGCAGCACCACTCAAATCAACTAAACCCAGAACAACATCTGGTGGTGTTTTTAAATTTAATTTTAGAACCTCGTCTCTAAATTGCTCAGAAAATATTTTAAGACCCATTTTTTTTTAATCAATTTTTTATAATAGTGGTTGTATTGGCGCCATATTCCCATTTTGGTAGTTACCAAATCCGCGTTCATATGAATCGTTTATTGACTTCATTCTTGCACCAATTAAATCCCTTGCGCCATACATTTGATCCCAAGTAACAACCTTACCATCATCTGATTTTATTGTAATAACCCCGCTATGTTGTACAGCATTTGTTGACCCGCCACCACCAGAACCTGCGGCTCTTTCTGCGGCTGCTTGATCAATAAATTGAACCATATCCCCTTTAGAGAATTTTGCATACGAGCCATCTTTATAAATAACACCATCATCAAACGCACCCATTTCTCTAGCGGCATTACCAGCATCAATACCCATTGAAACGGCTGAACCAACACCTGGAGCTACTATGTTAGCTAAATTAGCCGCACCAGAAAGTAAATTTAATCCAGCGCCAGTCCAATCACCCTCAAAAGCATCATATATTGCAAAACCAAGACTAGCCAAAGAACCGAGTACAGGTATTCTTTTTGCTGCCATTGCAGCAGCTTTAACACCCCATTGACCACCTCGTTTCATACCAACTTTAGCTAATCTAGCGGCATTTTTGCCAAATGGCCCTTTAAGACCTTGTATAACACCACCAGGTATATTTTTAGCGCCCAAAGCCGCTTTTCCATATAAACCAGCACCTTGTAAAAAAGAACCACCTTTATCTGGTGACATTTGACTGGCTATTGCACTTTGACCACTTTCACCATATAATGTTTTAAGAAGATCACTATCAGCAATTGCGGCACTTTGCATTTCAAGCCCGTAATTTTTCATTTTATTACCACCTAACCAGCTTGGTAATGCACCACCAATAATTTCTAATAATTTACCGATACCCGCTTTTAATATTGGTATAGTAAATTTTAAAACTTCACTTATAATAGGAACAGCAACATCTTTAAATAAAAGTTTTAAAGTTGCTGCTATTTTTTCACCCAATGTTTTTTGATCATTGGTAAAGATTTGTTCAATATTTTTGAAAATGTTTGTTGCTTTATCTATTAAGGTTTTAAACCCATTTGTTAAGCCATCGGAACCCATAATATCTTCCATTATGAACTTTGCAATTTTTTCTGAACCCTTTTCAACCATTTGTAAAAATGATTCAAATTCAGTTCCACCAAATAATTTATTAAATACATTTGAAAACCCTAACATAACTCTATCAACAACTAATGATAATCTTTCAAGTAAATTTTTTCTTTGACGTGCGGCGTCTTCGTTTTTCTTTCTTTCGTCAAGTACAGCTTTTAATTGATTTTTATCTGTGATATTCTCAAGTAATTTTGTTGTACCATCAGACATTCGTATTTCATATTTACCTTGTTTGTTTAATTGCATTAAGCTGGCAATACCCAAACGCTCTTCTTCACCTAAACCCATTAAGTTAAAACCAGCTTTACCAAGCGCAGTCATCTTATCAGCAATCTTAGCTTGTTCTAAAGCTGTATTCTTAATTTCGTTATAATCTTGACCTAATGTTTCAGCTGCGATTTTTAGCATTTTTCTTTCGGCTGGTGGTATTATAAAATCACTACCACTTTTAATTACAGCCCCCTTAACAAGGTCGGTAACTCTTTCAGCTAATTTAGCTGGATCATTCATTGATTCAAATGCAAGTTGCATTGGATCGCCAAAATTTTCAGCAAATTTTCCACCCAATACTTGCATTCTAGCTGCGGCTTCAACCGCTTTATCTAAATCTGAAAATGAATCTGTAAAAGCTTCAGTTGATTTACCAATATCAAATCTAATCGCATTAGCTTTTGCTGCCAATTTTGTTAAATTATCCAATCCTCTACCAAAACCAATACCACTTAAACTTTCAACAAGTCCTTTGTATGTTTTTAATACTTTTAGTGAATTTAAATTCATTTTAGCAGCCATGTTTCTGGCTTTATCAGTTAAACCAATTGTTCTTTCGAGTGATATGCCAATGTTATCAAAACTCGCAGCTAATTCTGCGGCGCCTTGAACACCTAAATTGGTTCCTAAACCTAACTCAATTAATTGTTTTACCTCACCTTCATTGAATATTCTATTTTTACCCGTGGTTTCACTAAATGTTGACATTAACATTGCAACATCTTTCATTGTTCCACCAAATTGCATGGCGGATATTGTAAGTGAGGCAAAATTATTTAGTAAAGCTCTAGACTCTTCAGCTGTTAATCCAATATCAGCAGCTAAATTTCCAACTGTACTTTGTATTTCCAAAAATGTATTAAAGGCCTTTTTAAGTGGAGCTAAAACCATCTTAACGATAATACTACCAACCTTTATTAAAGTTGACGCAACAGCTCCTAATATAGAAAATACTGAACCCAATACGCTACCAATACTAACCATTACGTCAGATATAGCTGCACCAACAGATCCCATTCTACCTAATAATGGTATAGTTCTTCTCATTTGTTGTTGTGTAACCTTATTCATTTGGTTATCCAACTTCATTTTATCTCTTTGTTTTGTTAATGCATCGGCAAATGCTGTATCACCTTTTTTTCTAGCTTTTAATATTTTTAACTCTAATTTTTCGATTAAAGCGTCATTTTCTTTAATTTTTTTACTAAATTCTAAATTTTGTTTTTGTTGTTCTCTAATTTTTTTACCAACACTAGCAACTCTCTTTAATACATTTAACCCTTTGACATCGGATTTTAACATATCTTTTCTTGCTTTACCAACGTTAATTTCTGCGGTGTATACATCATTAAGTATATCACGCATTTGTTCAGCATTAACAACACCAGCGGCTAATGCTCGTTCAAGAACACCACCAGCTTCAGTAAATTGCCTAAAAAGATCTCCTTGAGCCATTCGTTAAATTAAAAATCTATTGTAATTATTTTTCCACCACTACCTAATAAAACGTTGTTAATATTATAAGATGATTTATTATTATTTAAATCATTATAAAAACTTCTAAAATCATTTTGATTAAAAGCTCTATTTTTAATTACCATACCAACTAAATCAGTTAACTTATCATCATTAAATATGATTGATATTGATTTGCCTTTTAAAAGTACTAAAGTATCACCTTCTAGATTTGTTGATGATATCAAATAACTGAATTTTGAATTAAAAGTATTTTGGTCTAAATCAGCCGCTGGTAAAACCCTGTGAGTTTTCATTAAGGCGTAAATTTTATAAATATCTCTATGGTGTTTTTTTGGTAAATCAACTGTTCTACCATCAATATCAACTCTAGTTGCACCACCACCTCTTAACAATTGATCAGCTGCATATTGAATCTCTCTTGTATTTTGGTCGGTCTTGGACATTATATTCAATAGTTTTTGATCCCTATCACTTAAACCAAGGCCTCTTTTAACTTTATTCATTAATTGATTTAGAACACTCCTATCATTTGGTTTGAACACTTGTTCAATATCTTGTTGACTACCTTTAAGAACTTCATTAATCGTTTCACCAGTTGTTGTGAAATCGTTATTTTCGATCATTCGTATTCTTTCTTTTATTTTTTCGATAGACATGATTTTTTACTTTTTATATAAATAGTTTTAAATTAAAAAACCCACAAGAAATTGTGGGTTCTATTTATTTTCTTTTAGAATTAGCTTTGGCAATTTCTCTTTCTCTATGTTCCTTAACTTTTTTATTCTCTTCCATCAGTATATCAATAAAAGCCCTTCTTTCATAAACTGGCATATGTAATATATCAGCGTAGCTAAAATTACCGTGTTTTATGAGAATGTAAAACTCATAAAGTATATCTTTTTTATAAGTCGAGGTAAGGCCAAAGAAATTTTGAGGTAATCGGAAGTTCACCAAAAAAAAATTCTCCACTTGGCGCTTGGATTGATACATTAAGATCTAAACCTGGTTCATTATCATTAATGTACTTTCTAAGTGCACCAGAATCACCCACTGGCATCTGGTCAATAAATGATTGAATTTGACCTCTGTCTCTTACACCATCAATTTCTGTAACCTGAGCGGTTAATCTCATAGTTAATAATTGTGAGATGGCATTTTGACCAAGTTTTTTTCTTCTCGCTTCATCTTCTTTAACCAATTTATCATCTTCATCGGCTGTTAAATATTTAAACTTAACTTTCTTTTTACTTCTTGGTAAGAAGAAATCACATTCACCGTTTTCATCTGGATTAACAGAAATTTCTTTGGCTTGGAATTGACTGATATCGATTTCAGTTTCAAATCTTTCCCCAGTCTTCGGATCAGATAATTCAACTGGATACATTTCACCATAACCCGTTGCTCTTAAAAAGAATAATATTGCGTTTTTATCACCAGAAAGCATTTGACCAGCTTTTAAATCTTGGTCGATTACTTTCTTATCCAACAAAACATCAATCACTTTACCACTCTGTAAAAGATTTGGTGATGTTAAAATATTTTCGTCTGCGGCTGTTAGGTATGCTACTTTAACAGTTGATTTTTTATTTTTGTAAAATTTACCTTGCGAAGGCAAAGAAATCACGTCATGCGCTGGTTCCATAAATGAATTATCCATATAATAATTTTTTTTGTTTTTTAATTATAATCTATTCTTAAATAGTGTAAACTATCTTTTTTTTATTTTTTACCGTTTACTTGAGATTTTACGGTAATTATAGTTAATAATAGAACAATATGGCTAAAAAGAAAAGTAAAATCGGTAAAATGTTTAAAAAAATGAATGGTACATCAAGTCTTGAGACAACCTTTGGTGAATTACTAACTTCGATGGGTGTGTCATTCGAACCACATTTTATCTTTAAAAATAGGGAATATGATTTTTTATTAACCGATTACAACATATTGGTTGAAACCCATGGGTGTTTTTTTCATTGCTGTAAAACGCACAACCCAGAACCAAAATATGCTTTCCAAAGAAAAAATTTAAAAAACGATCAATACAAAGTTAAAATTGTAAAGTTTGATAGGACTTACACTTTGTTGGTGATTTGGGAACACGAAATGAATGAAATTAAAAAGGTTAAAAAAAAGATAAATGAGTTTATCATCAAATACGGAAACGTACTTAACGGATAAAAAAAAGACCCGACTGCTGATCTTACGGTAAGCAAATCGGGTACTGTTATTATCTTTATTACAAAATTAGTATACCAAGATACATCTATCTGGTCTAAGAGTAGCTGTGATTTCAGCAATATCTTCTGCACTGTAATCCAATGAACCAAAGTCAACGTTGGTCAAGAATGTTCCCTGAAGGATCCATTTTTCAACAACAACACCAGTTGGGTCTAACATCTCAAGTTCGATGTCTTTCTTATAACCAGCTGCGTAACCCATACGACCTGTAACAGATTCGGCGTGTAGACGAACCCACTCCATTAACGCTTGAGCGGCTGATGGCCCAATAGGGTCTTTAAATGTAACGTCAATAGATTCCCAGTTAAATCTACCAGCCACATAAGTTGATGTATTCAAAAACGGGATTTCAACTTCACCAATGGTGATTTTAGGTCTTGACGTTGAAATTACAAACCATTCGTTAATACCCAATGAACTTGGAAATCTTAGGATAAACCTGTTTTGTTTCTTTGGTTCGTAAGGTACAGGCATTTTCATTAATAAGTTCGCCATAATTTTCTATTTTTTTTTAATTGATTATTTCTTTTATATAAATATCTGGTAAAATCGCTTTGTTCAGATACTTTTTTATTTTACAATAAATAGTTGAAAAAAAAATTTTTGTAAACACTTGACTTTATCATTTTTTTTCCTTACTATTGAATAGGGCCTTTTATATAAAAGGTACTTTTAATACATACTATATACATAAATAGTTAACAATATTAATAAATAATAGATAAATAATAAAATGTATAATGGTACTCTTATATAAAAGGAACTTATGATATAAGGTACTGTGCAATTTTTAAAATTGGTACATAAAAAAAGGGCTCTACTCGAGCCCTTTTAAATTTATTCTATTTTTATTAGATATTATCGAATGATACGCTTGTTGGTGTAACCACGAATTCCAATTCGATGAATTCCAATGTTGGTGTTGGCTTAAGGAAGATTTTACCTCTAAGTGTGTTTCTATCGTTATCCTCAACTTCATTCACCAATGAAACTCTAAAGTCGGTTAAACCTCTTTCTTTTCTGATGTTATCCAAGATTGGATTAACAAGTGATAAGAATTGACTTCTAACCTGTGCATCATTTGGATCGAACAATAATCTGTTTGCTACCGCTACAATTAATTTTCTTGCTTGTAACAATAATCTTCTGATGTTTAATCTGTTCAATGCACTATCTCTCAATTGAAGGTTTCTGTTACCCCAAATTACATTTCCTACGTCAGAGAATGTGGCGATAGGGTTAATTCTACCTGGGTAAAGAATGTCTCTACTTTCTTGATCTAATGCGATACGAGCTCTGATACAGTTAACAATACCTCTATTGTAACCTGCGGTTGCAAACCAAGGATGTGCTACATTATCAGTGAAGGCTAAGTTTCTTACAACCTCAGCAGTTGGTGGGATGTAAAGATTAGCGTTATTCTCGGTATCTGAAATTTGAATCCATGGGTAGTAAACCGCAGTATAGTTAGAATCAATTTCTGTTGTTTCCAATTCATCAATGATATCATTAGGGAATAACCAATCTTCTGTGTTAGCAGCGTTGTTATTACCAATTAACTTGATATCAGGTAAAGTTGGTAAGTAAATTGAGTCTAATCTTTTCTCTTCAACAATTTCAATGGTATCTCTAACTAATTCTGTGTTATTAAGTATGTCAATACCTGGTGTTGCTAAAATATTGATTACAGTTTGTTCTGGATTTTCAAATGTTTTAACACCATACAAGTATGAGTAATAATCTGAAGTACCAAACAAGTCACCGTATTCAACACTTGTAAATGTATCGAATCCAGCAGCTACGAAACCGTTTCTACCAATTTTATAGTCATCACCGTTTGTTCTTTGTTCTCTGTAAATATCCCAACCATCAAATCCACCAGACAATAAAGCTGTGAATTTTCTTGTTTTAATGTCATGATATGGATGAGTTAATGTTGAAGCAATTACAACTGGATCAACAAAAGTACCAACACCAGCTGCAAATACATTGTTTCCGTTTGTATCCACAATTGTTCCCGCATTGATATCCAAGTGGAAACCTTTGGTTTTAGTTGTCCAATCTAAACCATCATTGTAAGCATTATCACCAGTTAAAGAAACTTTACCCTTGAATTGTAATAAATCAGCATCAAAACCATACTCAAGATCAGTAAAACCTAAGTAAATTTTTCTAACTTTATCACCAAGTGAATATATTGGTGTTGAAAATGGTGGATTTACAATTAATTCACCTGGAGCGTAGTATTTTGTTTTGTAAGATAATTCAGGTACACCGCAGAAATCAGCTTCGGTTGAACCTGTTCCAAATGTTCTAAACTCGTAACCCTCAAAACCAGACGCAACAGCATCAATTGGAGCATTTTCAGCCATTTCAACAACCACATAAGAACTTCTTAGTGGGTATTTGTTATCAATAGTACCAATTCTTCTACCAATGTAATTATCTTGCGACTCGTCCATAGATACAGATAAAAATCTTTCAAGGAAGAATGGGTTCTTATCACTATCAGCAAAAGCTCTAATATAAACATCAAATGTTTTTCTGTCTAAATCAACATTACCAATTGAAATTTTAATATCTGTATTAGCGTTTGTACCATCAGAAATAGATATGAATCTAAATAATCTTTGTGGTAAACCACCTCTTAATTCAGACACAAAGAATGGTGTTGCTGGTGATTGGAATTGAAACTTCATATGATCCCAAGTATTGATTGGTATCAAATCGAAGTGCAAACCTTTAATTTCATTAAAGTTCCAACCTTTCTTTATAACAGAATCGTAAACTTCCTCAACAAACAAGAAAGCATCTTTATCAAAAGCTTGAGTACCCAAAACATTTTTGATATAGTTTTTCTTGGTTTTATCTAGTGAAACGGTATATGAAAAATTCGTACCACCAGTAGTTGTACCAGTAATATCAAAAGTTGCATATGGGTTAGTTAGTGCGTTATCGAACTGATCATATGCCACCGTTGTTGAATCAACATTGTAACCCAATACGTTTGAAATATACTGACCTCTACTTCTTAATGTGGCAACCGTTTTTTTATGGTATTTTTGGTTTGGCGAGCAAACATAATCATAAACAATCAATTTCATTTTACCCGCATATACCGATGCACTAACACCTGTTATATCATAAGCGAATATCGCAAAAGACGATCCTTCATACTGATCACTTACTTCATTAAAGGTAAATTCTTTTATTAAGATATCATCCGTTCTATCAGAAACTGGTATACCAATGGCCAACTCATACGCATCTAAAAAAGCTGGTGTGGCTGGGCCAGAACCAGTTAATGTTTGAGCGTTTCTATCAGCTACAATAGCTGTCTGTTCTGAACTATCTAAGATACCCCAATAAGATACGTTATTTTTATACCAATCTTTTAATGTGTAGTTAATTACATTAAAGAAGTTATAATAAGCCGTATCAAATTTAGTTGTATCTATTCCAGTTAATGTTGATATATGATCAACCACTTCAGTTGAAGTACCAGACACTAAAAAAGTACCAGGTTGACTAGTAGGTACATTAACATCAACTGTAAAGTCAAATACATATGTTGTATCCGTATATGCTAATGTGTTTTTATTACATGTTCCTAAAGTCCTAATCGCATAACCCATACCAGCATCATAACCAGAAAGACCCAATACTCGGGTTACAAATAACTGATTTGATTGACTTAAGTACGATTTTGCAATGTACGGTAATTCATATTTTACGATTTGAGTGTTTCTAAATCTTTCTGGGCTAGTACCACCAAAACTAACTTTAAATTCATCATAATTTCTGATGAAAATAGGTTGGAAGGCAGGCCCTTTCTTTGTTTCACCCACTAATCCTAGGGTTGTAACACCAACTGTCTCAGTAGTAAATGTTAAATCTTTTTCTGAGGTATAGACACCTGGTGATGCATAAACTTTGTTTGCCATATTTGTTTAATTTTAATTTTTTTATTTACCTTTTACTTACAATAAATATCTCTGATTTTTTCAAAAAACAAGAAATACTATTTACTTTTTAAATTATTTTACGAGTTACTGCTTTTCAACAACCGTAAATGTTCTACTTATCGCTGGAGTTACTTCAAAATCATCTGGATCAAGAATAAAACCTTGTAACATAAACGAATAAAGCTGTACATAAAACCTTTTATTGTCTAAGTCCGTGATTTGACTTTCATCTGATGTATCCTCCAAAATAATTGGTATGTAATGACCATTTACAACAGCATATGCTTGTCGACTTTGAAAATGCTTAAAAACTATTGAATTGAATTTATTTAGATCCTGTTGTCTGTAAGCAAAAATTCTAACATCGTAATTAATGTCAATTGGGATTGGTTGTGGTATTTTGTAAATATCAACACCCTTTCGATTTCCATCCCAAGTTGGTACTTCTGAATAAATAAAGGACTTACCTTGTGGTATATTATATATCAAAGAAGGGTTTGTACCTGGTTTAGTGTCAGGTTGTCTAACTATATTAACAAAAGGTATTTTAATATTTTTATATTCATCTGAAAAATTCCATGTTTTTGAAAACTCAGTCCATTTTTGAATACCCATCATAAAAACTGGTACTCTATCACCGTTTAAGGTTAAAGCCATATTTTCAGTTACAAAATTTTTAAAACCAGAGTCTAAATCAATATGTAAAACCCCCTTTGGTAAATACGTATCTTTGTCTGTTATCATATCCTTCATATTTTCAGCGGCACCGCTTTCCATTATGTAAGGGTATTCAATATTAGATCTGTCTCTTGATATGTTTACTTTTTTCTTATATGAACCAGGTAATGCCATATTAAATTCCGTTAAATTGATCTGGATCAACAGTTACACAGCTAATTGTTCTATAATAACTTTTATAACCAAATTGAGTGTGTGCGTTATCCGAGTTTATTTTACCATCATCAAATACCTCAAAGTACTTTAAATTGTTTTCCCTATCAGAGTATCCGACTATATCACCATAACTAATATCAACGCCTTTATCAATTAATTGCTTATTTAAAATAGTAAACGATAAATTACCATATTCTTGGTATCGCAATCTACCCTCACCATAAGATTTGTTTTCAGCTTGCTCTAATGACAATAAAACTTTTAACTCGACTGGGGGTAAAAATCTGATTTCACGAGATTCACTTTCACCGTAAACATCTTCATTATTACTGTTAACCTTATCTATTCTATATAAAACAACAGTAAAATTAGCATCTTCCTCAATAACCTCTCTCGCCATATCCAACTCCAACTCAAAGTCTTTTTCGTCATAAAATCGCGATAATCGGGTTATTGGTATCCTATTCTTACGTTCCATATTATTTTTATTATAAATAGTCTAAACAAACCCTATATTGACTTTATGGAAAATAATTACTATTATTGTCATAAAAAAAAATGAGAGATCATATATTAGAATATTGTTCCGTTGATATATTAGAGGAACACATGTTTTTAGATGTTATCTTTGATAACGCTTTACTTGGAGTTTGCTATACAATGGAAGATGGGTTTATTCCAGCTTATGATATTGACTTAGTTATTGATAAAATCACCGAAAATGATAATCTAACGTATCAAGAAGCTCTTAATTTTTTTAATAATAATATTTTAGAGGCTTATCCAATGATATCTTTTATAAAGAAAAGTGATGAGTCCGAAGAAGAATTATCGGATTATAATAAAGAAATGCTATTTTTACCAGATTATAACAAAAATACGCTTGTTGGTGTGAAAATACAACAAGATAGAAATGTAATCGCTGTTTATGATGATTTTATGTGTATTCAATCATTAATTGATGAAGGTCTGACGGAAGAAGATGCTATTGAACATTTTGAGTACAACACTCGAGGTTCATATGTAGGAGAAAACACACCTGCGTTTTTAACAATGTTTTAAAAATGAATTTACCGATAGAAAAACTAGCTCTGAATATCTTAAAAACATATAATGGGACTAACGATTATATACAACAAATACAAAAAGATTATTTCAAAAATAAATCTTTTATACCGACAAAAAATCAATCTGATTATATCATAAAATTTCATAATACTGTACCACATAGTGTAAAAAAAGAAGTTGCGATACACAAATCTTGTAGAGAATTTGTTAAAGACCAATTAAAATTAGATTTTTTACCTGATAAAATTTACATAGATAAGTTATTATCCAGAAAAGAAGATATGCTTCATATCTGGGGCTGCTTTGGCGGTGATTGCGGTTATTACCAGACAATCTTTATATCAAAAGAATGTATTAAAAAATTAAAAGAGGTTCCAAAAATAGACTTTTCTAAATATGAAAGAGAACCAAAGCCTCACCAAATAATAGCTATCAATAAGTTATTGGAAAACGAAAAATTTATATTAGCGGATGATATGGGCCTTGGTAAAACGACATCAGCGATTATCGCAGCCATGGAAGGTGGTTTTAAAAAAATTCTAGTTGTTTGTCCAGCATCATTAAAATTAAACTGGAAAAAAGAAATCATGAACTATGATTCTGGTGAAAATATCTCAATTGTAGATAGTGTTGATTTCAGAGCAAAAAAATGGACTATCGTGAACTACGATATTTTAAAAAATTTCCATTACTTACCGCAAAGAGGTGTTAAATTATCCGATCTACCACCGTCACCAATAGATTTTCATAAATTTGATTTGGTTATTGCTGACGAAGCGCATTATTTAAAAAACTCAACATCAAACCGAACAAAGATTTTTAACAATTTTGCTTCAAAAATACAGAACAGGTGGTTTTTAACAGGAACCCCAATAACAAATAAACCTGTTGATTTTTATAATCTATTGTATCTATGTGAATCCCCTATTGCGATAAATTGGATGTTCTATGTTAGAAGATATTGTGCGGCAAAACAATTTAATAGAAAAGGTAGTAAACAAAAATATTGGGTAACCTCTGGTGCGTCTAATTTAGATGAACTCAGAGAATATTCGGCTGATTGTATACTTAGAAGAACTAAAAAAGATTCTATTGATTTACCACAAAAGACAATTAAACCAGTTTATTTACCAATAGAACTTTGTACAAACTACAATAGTTATATTGCTGAATACGAAGCGTGGGTTGAGGAAATGTTAGCAATAGGTGAAAAACCATCGGTTACAGATCACTTGACAAAACTGATAAAAGTTAGGCAGCTTTTATCTCACGATAAAACAAAACACACAATTGAATTGGCTGAAGATTTAATTGAAAACGGGCATAAAGTAATTATATTCAGTTGTTTCACGCAATCAATAAATTCAATACATGAACATTTTGGTAAAAGCTCTGTGATAATAGATGGATCCGTATCAAAAGAAAAAAGACAACTTGCTGTTGATAGATTCCAATCTGATGATAAAGTAAAAGTTTTTTGTGGCAATATAGTTGCTGCTGGTGTTGGTTTAACTTTAACCGAAGGTACGATCGTAATATTTAATGACCTGGATTGGACACCAACTAATCATGCACAAGCCGAAGATAGGGCACATAGGATTGGACAGGTTAATGACGTTCACATTATATACCCATTGTTTGATGAAACTTTGGATGTGATAATGTTTAACACACTAAGAAGAAAAATGAAAATCATTAACCAAGTTATGGGTGATAATATGGTTACCGATGAATTATCGGTTGGACAAGAAGTAATAAAAGATTTAATGAAACAATAAGAAAGAGTATTTAACATCAGCTCTTTGTGCCCCGATGTCACCCTCACCTTTTGGCGCAATCATCACATTATATTGTAACGGTTCACCTTCTGGTGTTTTAACTAACTCATCATAGGTTAAAATTGTTTGCGGATCTACATTATAAGCCAAACCAAGTCTACTTTTTAATATTTCAGCACCATTTTCTTTAGCGTAAAGAGGTCTACCCTTACTATCTAATTTATAATTGCGTTTGTTATCATCCTTCACATAAAGATCGTCAAATAATTCTTTTGGCACCGTTTCAGCTTGTTTTTTATTCTCAATATTTTTTATTTTTGATCTTTCTCTTTTGTTAGCATCCGTTGAAAAGTTAACAACTATGTCTGGATCTGATAAATTAACAACATCACCCATTTTAGTGTATGCATATGATTTAACGTTGTAACCCTCAGCCTTAAGATCTTTGGTTATGTTTAAAGCAATTTGTAAATATTTTTTAGCAAAAAAATCACCAGCATCATTCCATCTAAATTCAATTGTAACATCTGGATTCTTAACCGCAACAACTTCAAGTTCGTTTTTTAATAATTTTTCAAATCTTGCTGGGTAATTGAGTAAAAGATTTAAAATTCTGGTTTGGTTAACAAACACATCTGGGTACAATACATAACTACCTTTCCTTGCATAACATATTGTTGCACAAGCTCCAGCCCCTGGACAAGTGTTAACAAAATAAAATTGTGTGTTTTCAATGTCATAGACTAAACCACGAAGTGCTGGTATACCTATATTAACCGAAATAAGACCACCATCCGTTGATTTTTTCATTTTATCGTTTACACTGATAAGTTTATTTGGCATTGAAGTTATATTTTTTATAAAAGCATCAATATCAATTTCACCAGAAGCTGTTTTTGGTATTCTTTTATTATGTATGTAAGGTTTATCTGGTGACAGTTTTTCTCTGTCTTTTGGTTTTTTTTCGTGGTTATCCAAAACCGTGTTTAAATACTCAACCAGAGCCGCTCCAGTGATACATTTTTTACTAACATCAGCAAAATCCTCTTCCCAATCAATTTCATTTAACTCTTCTTCGGTAATCATTTCACCAGATAACATTTTCATTCTGGTAATCTCTTCAAATAATATAGCGTTTTTATATTTATCCATTGTGTCCGATATTTATAGATAAATATCATTACCATGAGAATAAATCTAGAAGAAAAAGAAAAGATATTTAAACAAGTCAAACACAGATTAGGTGCTCCGATCAGAAAAATACAGCTTGAAGAGGAACAAATGGACAGTTTATTAGAAATTGCCACAGAGGATTATATTGAATTTATTCAGAATTATATAATAGAACATCAATGGCCAGCCTTAATCGGATTAAATGTATCTGAAGCTGATTTGACCAGAGCCTTTATAACCAGAGGTCAAGATTTTGTTACACAATATACCTATTCATACTCAAAGATTGTTGGTCTTGGGGCTGGTGAGGGCGGTTTTGTACTTAAAAAAGATTTTATTGAACTAGTAAAGGGGCAACAAATTTATGAAATACCAGCAAATCGTGAAATAAATGAGGTACTGTGGTTTACCCCAGCAACAATTGACCAAGCGGTTATTGACCCATTCATTGGTGTTTGGAGTAATGCGTTTGGTGGTGAATATATTGGCTTGGGTAGTTATTATATTTTACCCGCTTTTGATATCTTAATGAGGGCGTCCGATAGAAACTTAAAAAATAGAATTGTTAGGTCTGAACTAATTTATAAAATAACGAACGCCCCAAACGGAAAAAAATATATTCATTTAATGAACACCCCAGGTGATCGTTATGATTTTAGAAGCACTCTTTTTGATCAGGCTAAAGTTTGGTATTGGTATTATGATATTAACCCACAAGATAAAGATGCTTGTTTCAGAGCAAATAAAGATATAATAAAATCACCGATGGATGTTCCTCTGGATAATATGTCGTTTGATGATTTAAATGACCCATCAAAAATTTGGGTTAGACGTTATTTTACTGCTTTATGTAAAGAAACTTTAGGTAGAGTTAGAGGTACATTTGGTGGTAAAATACCTGTACCAGACGCGCAGATGGAGATTGAATATCAATCATTACTATCTGAGGGTAAAGATGAAATGGTAACTTTAAAAACAGAGTTAAGTACCATGTTGGGTAGATTAAGTCCACTTGAAATACTTAAAAGAGTTTCTGAAGAAGCTACATATGTAAACACATCATTAAAATTCAGGGCATTCCCCAAACCAATTAAAGTAATTTAATATTATGGCAAATATTACAAAAATAGATTTAACAAGACAGGCTAAATTAAACGAATTAACTTTACCTGAAGTTGAAAACTTAATTGAAGAGGGTGAAACTCTTTTATATAAAAAAACAGATGGTTCACTGGGTATGGTTACAAAAGAATCGGGGGTTGCTAGTGAAGTTAATCCAGGTGGCGATGTGATAAAAAATTTACCGATACCCCCATTGCCAGTATCATTTCCAGATCCATTTGAGGGATATGCCCTTACTGTTGTTAGGGACGGGTTTAATTTTAAATTGGTATGGGCGCTTGTTGACACAAATATAGATTATAATACACCATGAGCACAGTTTCTAAATTATTTACAACTGAACAATTAAAAATATCACAATTAAATTTTGGTGATTTAAATGCTATTTTATCTGATGGTGAGAGTACTATTTACGTTGATGCAAACAATGTTTTAAAAATTGCAACAAAAAACGGGTTGTTAATTGAAGAAAAAAATGCGGCGGGCGATGTAATAAAATCATTAGATGCTGACGAAATACCAAGTACTTTTCCTTTGGCAAATACTGGTTATGCGTTAATTGCGGTTCAAGACGGCACTAATTTTAAATTAGTTTGGGGGTTAGTTGACACCAACGGTAATTATAATGTAATTAGCGGATCCACGACTTACACTGTAGTTTTTACTGACCCATCGGTACAAATATTTGATCCATCAACCCCAGGTAATTATCCGTTTAACGGTATTATTAATATAACTGTTTCTGGTGATGGTGCACTTGCGGGTAAGCGATATAGTATTGATGGCGGAACAACATTCACATCAATATTATACACACCAAGCTATGAATGGCAAACACTTGGTAGCTTAACTGGTGAAACATATAATTTAATTGTTGAAGATGTTAATAACGAAATTTTATATACTGATACAATAACATTAAACGCGCCAGATTATAGTTGGGATTTTATAAGTCAGGGTTTGTATACCCCGCCAGATGTACCTCCTATTCAACATTTAATTTATAAATCTGATGATACGAATCCGAGCCTACCTGGTGTTGAAATTAATGTAAAAGTCATAACTAATGATGACGGATCGGACTATTATCCAGGGTTATATAAATACGATTATTATCTCGATGGCATCTTAATTTTAGAGTCGCCTTATACAGAAGATACAGAATACGTGATAGGCGTTGGTGTGGGTACTGGCGAAGGTACTTGGACAGCGGTTGTTACCAGAAAAAACCCAGGTTATATTCGTTTAGGTGTTTTAAATATATTTAGTTCTCCAACATATTATCCAAGTGTTTTTACTTGGTCAACCGACAACGGAAATACGTTTTCTTCACCAGCGAATAGTACACCACCATTTAGTTTAAATCCAATAACAAATCAAATTACTATATCATATTCAGCGGATTCGTTAGATGTTGGGTCAAATAAAACAATATATATGAAAGAAGGCTCTAATATATATCAATACACCCACAGTTTAACACAATCACCAATTACATCAATTGAAATTAACCCTAATGTAATTGTTACTGGTACAACTGGTCTTATTAATGATTTTAATTTTTCTAACTCATTTATTTTTAGCGATAGCTACAATGTGCCAAATATTATACCTAGAAATAGTGCAATGTGGACAAGTCTTTTACCAGGTTCAGCTTTAAGTTTTAAAGTTTTATATTTGGATACATCTTATTATGGTTCCCTAACAACACAATTATCATTGAGAATTGAAGATATAAGTGGAACTTTAGTAGCAACAGAAATTGCGACATTAGCAAATGATGATCCCATTAATGGACAAGAGTTTTCTTTTTATATACCCAATTTTGACACATTAATCGCTGGTTTTAGTTTATGGGGAGAAGTTATCAGGTTTAGATTTATATTTACTCCAGATAATACGGTTATACCAGTAGCCCCAGAAAACGATGTTTTGTCTAAATTAAAATTTGTTAAATTTTTACCATAATATTACATATGTTTAAAACTGAGTTAGAAAAAGGTTCATACTATGATTTTGTTTTGACAAACGATTGTAGATTTTTTAAAAGAAATATTGAAAATAATATTTTATTTCATATTGACGTTACCGAAGATTTGTGCGACACATCTGGTTATGAATTAAATCAAAACGTTTTAATAAAAAATATATCACTCACTGGTTACGATAATTTTTTTATACCAACAGAAAATTCGTTGCCTGAGGTTATAATTGATCCAGAAATTGAATATCAATTTATATCTGGTGATACGTTTTGTTTTCATGAAGTTTCTGGTTATACAAAAAATATTAAATATAATATAGAAACTCACAACGGTTACAACCAACTAGATGGCGGTTTTTATCAAGGGTTTTTTAAATTATTTGGCTATCCAGTTGAATTTTTTCCATCTAGAATGCGAAAAGGTTGGAGTGTTAATATGTTGTTACATTTACCAACTGGCGCAACAACGGGTGTTACAACTGGTATGACATTAAATAATATTTTTAACAACCCAGGATTTATTTTTTATATTGGTACTAGAGCTGAAAACAAATTTTCTGATTTAACAAATGTGGAGATAACAAAATTAAAGGATGATTATTCTTTTAACTTTTTAGACACATACAATCTTTACACAGTTAATTATTACACGCTAAACGGTCTACCATATACTGGATATTTTAATTATTACAATGGAATACCATATATTGGTAGAAAATACAACCCTTTAGAGTCAGTTGCATTAACATATAACAACAAATATAAAGATATCTTAAATAACGCACTTGGGGTTAGAATAACACCAGATGGTAGAGTTGGTTATAGAACTATTTACGAAACAGACCCATGTTATACTGGAGAAACTCAAGATGTAAGTGGTATAACAAATAATTCTTTTATTGATTACTCGTCACTTTGTGATGATTTTACAATTCGTAAAATTATAACAAAATATTTTACAATAGAGGAATCTTACACTAGATTACCAGTTATCAATTTGTCCGATAATAAATATTTACTATTTACCATTAGCTTTGAAAGAGATTTTAGTTATGACAATAAATGTCAATTAAAATACGGTGATTACAAAAAAGGTACATTAAGTATTTTACTGAATGGTTTTACGGTTTATCGAAATCATAAATTTAAGGAAATTATTCCTCACGAGTTAGATGCGGAATCAAAATATCAAGAAGGGGTTCCATTTAATATATCGTATGGTGGGGGGACACAAGGTTTATACGAAGCTGTTTATTTAGATGGCGCGAAAGAAGTCCAAGGTATTCTTGAAAAGTTTTTTGCTGGTACATTTGATGGTGGTGTTAAATTTATCGAAATGTATTCAACGCCACTATACCCGATAGAAGTGAGAGATATTATTAAAAATAAATTAACTGAATACGATTTATATTTACCAAAAGGTGGTAGACGTATATTTATTAAAAACGTAATGTAATGGTATTTTCAATAAGACAATATTCAACCTTACCAACACTAAAAATGAGGTTATATCGTGATGGTAGAAACGATTATAATCGTTTTGAAGAGTTACTGGAAAACTCAGTTATAACTTTTGCGATGAAAGATGAAAAAACTGGTATTTATAAAATCGCAAATAAAGAGGCTAATATAATTTTAAAAGATCCTTGCACGGAAAATAGTCGAAAAGAATATTATATTGCATATGATTTTACAAGTGAAGACACCGAAAAACCAGGAATTTATTTAGGTGAATTTAAAATTAATTTTTTGGATACAAATTTACAACCAAATGGCGAATTAATCGTACCAATAGGGGAGCAATTATACATCCATATACTCGATTCTTTCGTTAAAAACGATATCACATACATTAATTAAAAGACCAAGATTTGCTTTTTACCAAGTAGTTTACTATCTTTGTGGCAAATTATAGGTAAAGTATGTCTGATTATAAAATATCTTTAAGCGAAGTCGAGTCTTTTTTACTGGGTCACGATGACGAAAAATATATCGTAAATTTAGAGTACGATAAAGAAACGAACTTAATTTATAAGTTCAAACAACTACCTGACGGCACAAAAACAACTGAAACCGAACCGCTTAAGTCCTTTATGTGGATGAAACACCTCGGCGAGTTAAAAGAAAACCTTAATTTTTACGGTAAAAACGATCTAAACATTCAAAATGCTAGAAAAGAATATGGTATAACCATAACCGAACTTGACCACCAAAACCACCCTAAGCTTGAGACTGGTTACCAATATTTGGTAACTTGCGATCAGGGGCATGAAAGAATGTTGCAGTTTTTTAGAAACGGAGGTCTTTATGGTGGTGTGTACGATAGACGTAATGGTATAAATGAAAACTTCTTAATTTTGAGCCCTATCGAACAATACCTAATATCAACAGGTAAAAGGCTTTATAAAGGTTATGAGGACTACGACAATCTAGAAAAATTCGTATTTGACTTAGAGACAACTGGTTTGGATCCTAAAACTTCTAGGATATTTTTAGTTGGTTGTAAGTCAAATAATGGTTTTGAGGAATTATTTGATTGTGAAACCGATGGTGAAAATGCTGACAGAAGTGAAGTTGCCGCGATAGCTAAATTTTTTGCGGTTATCGATTATTTAAAACCAACAATAATTGGGGGGTACAATAGTGCAAACTTTGACTGGGATTTTATTTTTAAAAGATGTGAAATACTTGGTGTTGATATAACTAAAATCGCCAAAACACTAAAAAACGGTGAAGTTATTAATAATCGAGATGGTATATTAAAATTGGGTAACGAAATTGAAGATTATGTTCAAACAAACATGTTCGGATATTCGATTATTGATATTATACACTCTGTTAGAAGAGCTCAAGCAATTGACTCTAGCATGAAGTCAGCCTCGTTAAAATACGTTTGTAAGTATAACAAAGTAGCAAAAAAGAATCGTGTCTATATTAAAGGTGATAAGATTGGCGCTTTATGGTCTAGCGATAAAAAATATTATTTTGATGATAAGACTGGTTCTTATTTAGAAATAAAACCAAAATTTGAAAAAATGGATTATATCACAAGAGAAATTGTTCGAGATAATCCTAAAAAAATATTTGTTTTTGGTGATAATGATGAGCGTGATGGTTTTGGTGGCCAGGCTGGCCAAATGAGGGGGGAAAAAAACTCAATTGGAATACCAACAAAGAAAAAACCAACAATGGATCCTGATGCGTTCTATTGTGATTCCGAATTTGAAGAAAATAAGAAAAAGATTAATTATGCGGTAACGCAAATTTTATCAAAAATACGAGATGGTTATAGTGTTGTTTTTCCATCAGATGGTCTTGGTACTGGTTTAGCTGAATTACCAAAAAGAGCGCCAAAAACTTATCAGTTTTTACTGGCAAATATTAATGCCATTGAAAAGTATGTCAATCACGATTGGATTGAAGTTGATGGTAAATACATAGTTAAAAGGTATTTGATGGATGACTTATGGGAGACCATGGAAGTTGATAACATCTACAATCAAACATCTTTTATGTTGGCTAAAATGATCCCAACCACATATCAAAGAGTGTCAACCATGGGTACCGCTGGGTTATGGAAACTACTAATGCTAACATGGTCTTATGAGAAAAATTTAGCAATACCAATTTCGGATAGAAAAAGAGATTTTGTTGGGGGGTTATCAAGACTATTAAAAGTTGGGTTCTCAAAAGACTTGAGAAAAATGGACTTTAACTCACTGTACCCAGCTATACAATTAGCGCATGATGTATTCCCATCTGTTGATGTTAGTGGTGTAATGAAATCTTTCTTAAAATATTTTCACTCTGAAAGATTTAAAGCAAAAGACTTGGCTAAAAAATATGGTAAAGAGGGTAATAAACAACTTGAGTCGCTTTACAAAAGAAAACAATTACCACTTAAAATCTTCATCAACTCGATGTTCGGTGCGTTGGGTGCACCAAATGCGTTCCCGTGGGCTGAAATGGATGTTGCTGAGGGTATAACATGTAGAGCTAGGCAGTATCTTCGTTTAATGGTTAAGTTCTTTATGAAAAGAGGTTACCAACCAACTGTACTTGACACTGACGGTGTTAACTTCATGGCGCCAAGTACAGGTGAAGAACATTTTTATTATGTGGGTAAAGGTTATAATAGCGAAGTTGTTGCGGGTAAAGAATACAGAGGTGTACATGCCGTTGTTGCTGAATTTAATGATTTATATATGAAAGGCGAGATGGCACTTGGTTTAGATGGTATGTGGCCAGCCACACTAAATTTAGCTCGTAAAAACTATGCTCTACTTGAAAATGATGGTAGTATTAGTTTAACTGGAAATACGATTAAATCTAAAAAGCTACCAATTTATATTGAAGAGTTTTTGGATAAGTCTATTGTTTTACTTTTAAACGGTAAGGGTTATGAGTTTGTCCAACTTTATTATGATTATATAGGTAAGATATGTGACAAAAAAATACCTTTGGCTAAAATCGCAACCAAAGCTAGGGTTAAAAAAACTATTGAACAATATAGAAACAGAGGTGTTAACAAAAACGGACAACCATTACCAAAACAAGCTCATATGGAATTGGCTATTTTAAATAATATATCGGTCAGTTTGGGTGATACACTTTATTATGTGAATAATGGTACAAAAAAATCTCACGGAGATATCCAAACAACCAAAAAATGTAAGTTAAAGGCGGCTGAAGTTAGATTGTTTGAGATTAATAATGGTAAGTCACCAGGCCCAGAGTATTATGATATAACTGAAAAAATAAATTGCTATCTTCTTGATGAAAAGCAAATGGAGGCTAACCCAGAAGCTGTTGGGGAATACAATGTTGAAAAATATGTTGCGATGTTTAATTCTAGAATCAAAGGGCTTTTGGTTAATTTTGATATTAAGGTTAGAAACCAAATACTAATTAACAACCCAGAAGAAAAAAAGAATTGGATGGTATCAGAACTTGAAATGGTTAATAGCCAACCAAATAAAGAAAGCGATCAAGATACAATTGAGGAATTATTCACACCATCAGACCTTGAAAAGATTTATTGGGGTAAATACAATTACGATTCTGATTTTTGGTTTACGGATAATGTCAATTTCACAATCCCAGGTTTGGGTAGAGAAGTACCTGTTTAGTTAACAAATGCGATTTCCTAGATATTTATAAGAAATATTAAATAATATGGAAGACGGTATAAAAGAGTTTGTTAATTTGGATGGTAGCATTATTAGTAGTAAAGTTCCTAATATTGACCCAAAAACCTCTGCCAAAACAACGACAGATAAAAGTGTAAGGATGAGAACTCAACCTTACAATTGGACAATATATAATGTAAAATTACAAGAAAAAGAACTACCGTATTCTAACGAAGCTAATAAAATGGCTAAAGATCCAGAAAATTTTTATAAATTTTTGGAATCTGTTGGTGAATCTGAAAAATTTGAAGAGTACTTTGAAGCTAAATCAACACCAGAATCTAAACTAAAAGAAATTAGTAAAGAAAAGGCGTATAAAATGATGGAGACTCTTTTAGCGAAAAAAAATCACGTTGGCGATGTGTTAACAAAACAAGTTCCGACAATCGATGAAATTAAAAATAAAGAAATTTTACTATTAGATAAATTAACAAAAATCGCCGAGACAATTAAAGAAGTAATGTCTGAGGACGAGAAAAAAGTTATTTTGTCTTATTTCAGTGAAAAGATAAGATAAATGTCAAACTCAAAATTAATCGGTAAAATATTTCCAGTACCTGAGAAGGTATTGAAAGAGCTTGGAAAAAACTTAAAAAAATTCTCAGATAAAAGAGAATCTAAAGGTTTTAATCGAGCTATTTTTATTCTTGAAAGAAAGGCTTGCACATATGAGCAACTTAAAAGAATAAAAAATTACTTTGATTATGTAACTGACGAAAATTATGATGAGATTGAATATTTATTAAATGGTGGGGATGTTATGAAGGATTGGGTTAATTATACTTTGGATCAGGCGAGAAAAAGTGTTTATGGTACAAAATCAGCTAGAAAAAATGCTGGAATGGAAAACCAATTTAGATCTGACGCTGAAGACAACATGAATCCAGTTACACCAACATTAAAATCAACACCAGAATTTATGTCAACATCAGAGTTGATGGAAGAAGTAAATAAAATAAAAAAAATATACAAAAATTTAAATTAAAATGGCAGACACCGTTAGAATTCCAGCCTCAGAACAGCTTAGAAAAGTTGCTGTTGATGAAAGAGAGGGTAAATTATTCCCTATCAATGAATATAAACCAACTTCATCGGAGTATGGCGCAGGTCACCCAAATGCGTTATCAGATGGTGACGAAAAAGGAAAAGGTGAAACACAGACAATTGGTGGTAAAACAGATATTTTAACCAGAAGTGCGTTAAAAGCTGTGAATCAATATAGCGACTCAGCACCATATACTTCACCAGAATAACTTTACATTTCGAAATCTATGCTTATACTTGAACAATCGGAAAGTGATAAATTAACCTTATTGAAAAAAGCAATTGAAGATAAGGTTGAGATTTCTTTTTGGTATAAAGGTGTAAAATTTAGAGACCCGAAAGAAAAAAGATATACGAGACAAAATTGGAGGTTTGCACAACCAACGGATTTAGGTAAAAGTAAAGCGACCGACAAATGGATGCTTAGGGCTTATCAAATTGCTGGCACAACAAATACAAACCAAAGGTCTTGGAAAACATTTTTGGTTGATGAAATGAGTAGTATAAGATTAATGAATGGTGATAATAGTGCATATAAACCTTTTGAAACGCCGACTGGATCTGGATTCAGTACAACTGGTGATAAAAAAATGAAGAACGATAGACCTGAATTAAAATTAGACTTAACTAAAAAACCAATAGATAATCAAAATAAGATAGAACAACCACCAGTTGAAAATCCAGAAAAAGAACAATTAACTGAAAGCAAAGGATTTTTAAACTGGATTTTAAATTTTAATTATGAATCAGAATGATAAAATGAACTTTTTAGCACAATCTATACAAAGTGCCAGAAAAGTTATGGAAAAAGTAGAGGGTGGGGCTATAACAGCAAAAAACGAATATAGTAAAAGACCTATGACCGAAGATGATATTGATAGAATGTTAGACTCTGACGGGAATGATTTGATATCGGAGGCTCAAATGCGAACAAAGTCTAATTCTATGAGAAATCTGTCTACATCAAAAATGCCAGCGGCGATTTTAAAATCTTTCCAAGAAAATCCTATCATTGATCCAACAGCTCCTGTTGGTATGGAATCAATGATGCAAGAAATAACAAAAAAAGTAGCCCCAGTCAAAACAGAGCAAATTACTGAACGTGTTAATCTAACACAACCACAATCATCTGCTCCAGTTATGGATACTAAACTAATTGAATACATCATCAAAAAAACTGTAGAAGAAACATTAGAACAGGTTAGTAAAAAAACAGCTATTGATGAAAATTTTCAAATTAAAATTGGTGACAAAACTTTTGGTGGTAAATTAACAGCCCTAAAAGAAACTAAAAAATAAAATAAACATACTAAAAAAAAAGAAAACATGAACAAAGAACAAGTATTAGGTTTGGTTCGCCACATTTTAACGTTTGTTGGTGGTATTTTAGTTGCGAAAGGTATCGCAACTGAAGCACAATCGGTTGAATTAGTTGGTGCCGTAATAACCGCAATTGGTGGCATTTGGTCGATTTTGTCAAAGAAATAATAAACTTAAAACAAAATTAATAGCATGAGTAAAACAATTAAATTCTGCAAAAACAAATGCTGCCCAGTTGTTGAAATACAAGAGAATTCCATTGTATTAGGTGATAAAAATGGCCCAGAAGGTATTACAACATGGACAAAAAATCAATTCAAAGATTTTGTTGAGGCGGCAAAAAAAGGTAAATTCGATAAGGTTATCGAAGTAACCGAGTAAATTATTAGATAATAATTAATTAAATGGGGTTAAGCAATTAACCCCTTTTTTTTTGCGTAATATTTCTTAATATTGTAATATGGATGAAAAAGTTTGGGTAAATGGTACATTTGACGTTTTACATAATGGACATTTCAGATTAATTAATTATGCGTCATCATTAGGCAAGTTAATAATCGCCATTGATAGCGATGAGCGAGTTAAAAAACTAAAAGGTGGTAACAGACCATACCATAATCAGTTTGAAAGACAGTATAATTTACAATCAATAAAAGGTGTATACAATGTACTAGTTTTTGATAGTGATGAGGAATTAAAAGAATTAATTAAATTTAACTCACCAGAGTATTTTGTTATAGGGTCTGATTATAAAAATAAAGAAATAATTGGATCCCAATACGCCAAGGAAATAATCTACTTTAATAGAATAAACTTTTCAACAACAGAAATCTTAAAACAATGGGACATAAAATAAAACCAAAAGTCATCAATGCAAAAGAATGCGAAAGTTGTAATATACCAAAAGGTTGGGGACACGAAATTATTTTTGAAAATAATGAACTATATTGTGGTAAATTACTTTGTTTTAAAGCTGGGGCTAAGTTTTCTATGCATTACCACATGATAAAAGATGAAGCGTGGTATGTTAAAGAAGGTAAATTCATTTACAGGTGGATTGACACGGATAACGCCGATATTCATGAAATTGAATTACGAGAGGGTGACAGTGTTAGACAATTACCAGGTCAACCACACCAATTAGAAGCGGTTACCGATGGTATCGTTTTTGAGGTTTCAACACAACATTTTGATTATGATTCCTATCGCGTATTAAAAGGTGATTCAAATAAACCCCAATAAAATTAATAAAATACTTGTTTTTTAGCGTATTTTTTTTTATTATTGGGTAAAACCCAGTTATAAATATATGGCAAAAATTAAAATTTTAGTAGCCCCAGGTGATAAAGCGGGTTCTGGTAAATTTAGATGTGTTGATCCGCATGTAAACCTACAAAATAACTTTTCTGACGAATTTTTTATCGATATTGATTATGCGATAGATTTTAATAATGTAGAGTATTTAAAAAAGTATGATGTTATTTTTATACACAGAATACCGCAGCATAAACACAAAGAAGCTGTAAACATAATTAAAAATTTAAAGAAAATTGGATTAAAGGTAATCATTGATACAGATGACCACTGGAATTTAGATCCATCGCATGGTTTATATCATTCAGCTAAAAGGGAAAATATCTCAGGTATTTTAGTTGAGTGTATTAAAATGGCTGACATGGTTACAGTACCAACTACAATTTTAGCTGATGAAGTTAAAAAATACAATAAAAATGTTTTTGTTTTACCAAACGCAATTGACCCAAATGAAGAACAATTTAAACCTAAAAAAACAGAATCTAATTTAATTAGATTTGGTTGGTTAGGTGGTTCTTCCCACATAAAAGATATTGAGTTATTAAAAGGTTTAGGTAATACGCAAAAATCTTTTGATAAAAAAACACAATTTGTTTTATGTGGGTTTGATACCCGAGGTACCGTTCAAATGTTGGATCCAAACACAGGTGAGATAAAACAAAGACCAATGCAACCACAAGAAACAACCTGGTTTATGTATGAGTTGTTTTTAACCGACAGTTATAAAAACTTAGAGGGTGATGCGGATTATTTAAAATACTTAGTTTCGTTTGAAGATGATCCAAATTACAGTGTGTTAAATAAACCTTATCGTAGAATTTGGACAAAACCCATTAGTCAATATGCGACTGGGTATAATCATTTTGACATTGCGTTGGCCCCACTTAACGACTCTCAATTTAATAAGTATAAATCTCAACTTAAAGTGATTGAAGCTGGATTTCATAAAAAAGCTTTGATTGCTCAAAACTACGGGCCATATACGATTGATTTGATTGGCGCTATTGATAAAGGTGGCGCCTGGAACCCAAAAGGTAATTGCTTACTTGTTGAAACTTCTAAAAACCATAAACAATGGACTAAAAATGCTAAAAAATTAATTGACAATCCAGATTTAATCACCGAACTTGGTGAAAAATTATATGAAACGGTTAAAGATAAATACAATTTAAATAACGTTACAAAATTAAGATCAGAACTATACAAAAATTTAATAAAATGATACCAGCAGAAACAATTGAAAAAAACAAAAAAAGTTATTATAGCGCAGCTAAAGGCTATAAAGTTTGTGAATTAGAATTAGTTGACAAATTAGCTGATATGGGTTTATTCGAAACACCCGCATCGACCATGTTAAGCCTACACAACGCATTTCCAGGTGGTTTAGTTGATCACTTGTTAAGAGTTACATCATATGCTGTTAAACTAAACGATATGTTACCAGAATCACTTAAACAACCTAAGGAAAGTGTTGTTAGAGTGAGCCTATTACACTCCATTGGTAAAATTGGGTTATATTCATTATGTAAAAGTGAATGGCATATTAAAAACCAAGGTAAAATGTATGAATTTAACGAAGATCTAACATCAATGACAATTGGTGAAAGAAGCATTTATTACATTATGTCCAATGGATTTGGTAGTATTTTAAGTGATATCGAATACCAAGCGATATTAAATCACGATAAGGGGTCATCGGATAAAATGTCTGAATGGCACACATCATCTTTAGGTGAAACTTTAAAGATGGCGATAAAATTAGCTATAATGGAAGAAAAGACGAAGAAATAATATGAGCGGAAATAATAAAGAAAAGACCGAATTAGAAAGATTGATGAATTTAAACGTAAATGATTTTCTAACCGATGATGAAAAAAGTCAAATGAGCGACATTTTCAATCAAGTTGGTATGGAAGATTGGATTTACGAGCCTGGTGATAGTTCGATGAAGTTAAAGATTAAAATCATTAACAATTCAACAAATCCAGATCCAACTTATCAAAAAATTGGCGATAGTGGGTTTGATTTTATGGCTAATTTACCTGAAGGTGAAATGATAGTAGTGGGGCCACTTAAACGAGCCCTTATACCAACTGGGTTACACTTTCAAATACCTATTGGATTTGAATTACAAGTTAGACCAAGAAGCGGTTTGGCACTTAAAAATGGGATTACTGTTTTAAACACACCTGGAACTGTTGATTCTGGCTATAGGGGTGAAATAAAAATTATTTTATATAACACCGATGAAGCCCCATTTGTGGTTAGAAATGGTGACAGAATTGCACAAGGTGTTATCGCGCCAGTTCAGTTTACAAAAACAACCAAATTTATAAGAGTAAATAATTTAGATGAATCTGACAGGGGAACTGGGGGATTCGGTTCAACTGGAGTTTAAATGAGAGAATATTTCAAAGCGCAATTAGCTTATTACCCACAAATAACAGAAGAAATTTTAGATAAAGTTGAATTTAAAACTGTTTGGTCGGGAAAAAGAATACAGCCAGGCGATAAGGTTGTATATGCCTACGTTTATTTATTAAACACCGATGATCTTAAAGCTATTTCGTTTTTGGAAAGGGAGTTGGATGAAATTAATACTAAATTTAAATTTATAAAATTAGAAGACGATATCATGCCAATTTTAGCATTTAAAGAAGACACAAAAAAAAGAGATTGATATGGAAAACTTTTCAATGACAATAGCTTTCTCAACAAGAAAAATAAATCAAGAGTATGTTGAACACGTTAAAAAATCATGTGCATGCCCAGATTTAGAGTTGTTGGTTTATGAAAACAATGGTGATAAAAGTTTAACTGAAGTTTATAACGAAGTTTTAAAAACCGCAAAAAATGATGTTGTTGTTTTTTGTCACGATGATTTAATTTTTGACACACCTTATTGGGGTAGAAAATTAATTAAACATTTTAAAAGAAACCCAGATTATGGCATAATCGGAATTGCTGGCACCAACAATCTAATAAACGGTAGGTGGTGGTCGTTAAGGGAATCAATGCATGGTATTGTCAATCATACGGATGGTAATAGAAAATGGACAAGTATGTTTTCTCAACCACAAGGTAATAAAATAAAACAAATGGTTATACTTGATGGTTTGTTTTTTGCCGTTGATAAGACAAAAATTAAACATGGCTTTGATGAGGATTTTAATGGGTTTCATTTTTATGACTTATCATTTTGTATACCAAATCATTTAGATGGTGTTAAAATTGGTGTTATAACAGATATAATGGTCACACACCTATCTGTTGGTATGACCAATCAGAAATGGGAAGACAATAAAACGTTACTTGAAAAAAAATATGCGGACAAATTCCCAATTAAAATATGAAAAACATTACTAGTTTAAAAAATACCCATTCTGGGGAGGACATTTATATTTTAGCATCGGGTAAATCAGTTGATTTTTTTGATGAAAGTTTTTTTGATGGTAAAATTGTCATAGGCGTTAATCAGGCGTACAAATTTACTTGGTGTGATTATCTTGTCAGGAAAGAGGTTAAATTTATTAAACAAAGTTTAGAGACGGAATCTGTTGTTATTGTTTCCGAATATGATAGTGGTAATTTAAATTCAGGTGAACAAAAATTAAATACAAATAAAATCGATCACCCAAATTTATATTATTTTGAACATTTGGATAATCAACACGCAAGATTAGATACATCTGTTTTTGGTACCGATAAAATTGTTGTTAGTTTTTCGACTATCACATCAGCCATACACATCGCAGCTTACATGGGTGCTAAAAATATCATTTTAATTGGCCACGATTGTGGTACGATTGATGGTGAAATGACGTTTAAGGGGTATTATGATTCTATTAAAGACACACCATGGATAAGCTGGGATCAATATAAGAGTTGGTTAAAAATAATAGAAAGTCAAACGATAGAGGTTAAAAAACAAGTAAAAAAACACTATGGTGCTAATGTTGTATCAATCCTACCATTTGTTTCATTAAACTTAGAAAATCATTTATATTTGTGATAAAATATATTATACCAGCGAGACGAAACTCAAAAGGGTTTCCATTTAAAAATAGAAAATTAATAAATTATACGTTAGATAATCTACCAAAAAACGTATATGACGATGTTATTTTAACTACCGATGATGAAAAGTTATTGGAAATTGGTTTAAAATATGGTATAAAATGTATTAATAGAAACGCAAGCTTAGCTTTAGATGAAACCTCAACCAAGGAAGTGATGGACGATCTAAAGTTTCAAGGTATTATTAATGACACAGACATTGTTGTTATGTTATATTTGACATATCCGCAAAGAAACTGGTTAGATATAATTAACGCTTTGCGGTTTTTTGATAATAAAAATGCAAAAAGCCTTTTGTGTAAAAAAGAAATAACAACAACCCACCCATATTTATATTTACTTGAAGTTGGTGATTTTAAGGGTAAACAATTAACCCCCCATAATCTATACAGAAGGCAAGATTATCCAAAAGTTTTTGAAGTATCACACTTTATATCTATTTTTAAAGTCAGTGAACTCGAAAATTTAAATAATAATCTTTATAATAACGACACCGTTTTTTATCCAATTGATGATATAATTGATGTTGACACTAATAAAGATTTAGAAAGGTTTTTAGAATAATGGGCATTTTTATAAAAAATAAAACAAAAAGGGTACAAAAAGATGACACAAAACAACCAGTGTTAACTAATACAGCGACTAATAAATCTTTAATAGGTGAAGAGGTTGTTGTTGCTGAAAAAAAAGCAATTAAAAAAGGATTTGCTGATAAAAAAATTGTAAACAAAGAACCAGTAAAGACTACAATTAATTCTTTGTCGGTTAATAAAGAGGAAAAAAAATCTGTGTTGTTATTTGAAAATAACACAAAAAATGAACCGACCACAAATTTATTAATTAATAAAATTAATAATTCTTCAGGTAGAAACTCAATTTTTGACAAAGTTGTTGCCCCAGAAATTAAAAATTCAAATGACAAAGTTGTTAACGACATTTATGATAAAGCTAGGAAAAATATTAGTTTTATAAAAAATAAAAATAATAAGTATTATGATTTTGTTTTCACTAAAGGGTACATAAATGAAAAAGATATTAAACATGTTAACACTGAACTAGATAAACAATTAAATAATTTAAAAATAAATCCGTCAACAATGGATTTATACTTTTTTAAATCGTTTATAAAAGATAAAACAATTGCTCTCATTGCCAACTCTTCTGATTTATTAAATAAAAAACTTGGCGGGGAAATCGATTCTCACGATATTGTAATTAGATTTAATTCGTATAAAATATTAAAAGAGGACACTGGTGAAAAATTAACTATGCATGTTAGCATTTATTTACAAAATGAAAATTTAAATAATTTTGCGCCCATTAGATTTATCCTTTCAGGTATTAAAACAAACTGGGCTAAAAAAATATTAACATTAAATAAGTTCAATCAATCCACAATATTAAAGTATAATCATCACTCAATATTACCAGGTAATTTCAAAGATGATTCGCCAACCACAACAGGTTTTGCTACTTTAATTTTACTACTTAAAATTGGTGGTTTTAAAAAAATCAATATGTTTGGTTTTGATTTTTATCAAAAAGGTAATGATAGTTTATTTAGAACGGACATTGGTATGGAATCACAAATATCCACCGTCCATGATTATTTCTTTGAAAAAGAATTTATAATGGAATATTCGTATGAATATAACGATAAAAAAAATATAATTACTTTTTATGATTATAGCACATTTTAAAGAAACCCCAATAGCGTATGCACCAGAGGCGATTAGTGATGTTATAAACAAATACACAGATCATAAATCTTATGTTTTTGGTTACGGTTACCCGAATAAAAAATTAATACCAAAAACCGACATACTCCATTTACATAATATGGATAGAAATTATAATTTTGGTAAAAAAGTAATACAGTATCATAGTGAACCTTTTAGAGTAACATTAGATGTAAAGACAAAAAAATTGGTAATAGCTCAGTATCACGCAACCTTACCTGAATATAATAATTGTACTGTTGTCAGAAATCCAATTGACATTTATGATATAAAATTTTTACCAAAATATCAAAACAAAAAAATAAGAATCGGTTATTCCCCATCAACACTTAGGCCGTTATCAATTTGGGCGGATAAAGGATATGCAGAAACATACCCCATTTTACAAAAAATAAAATCTAAATACGGAAACTCCGTTGAAGTCGACATAATTGTAAATGTTCCATTAGATGAATGTTTAAGACGGAAATCTTTATGCAATATTTTTATTGATGAAGTTAAAACAATATCATACCATAGGTCTGGATTGGAATCATTATCAATGGGTATACCAACAATATGTTCTATTGGCCCAACAGTTGAAAGTTTATTGTTAAAATCTTCGAATGCGACAACTAATCCATTTATTAATGTAAATCATAACCAATTAGAAAAAAAACTAGTGGAGTTAATTAATTTAGGTTTAAATGGTTTATTGGAAATTGGTTACAATAGTAGACTTTGGATGGAAAAACATTGGTCACCAGATACCATTGCAAACGAATATATTGAAATATATAAAAAAATTTAAAATGAAAAAATATTCAGTTATAATACCAACAATGTGGATGTCTAGCCATTTATTTAAAATGTTAGATATTTATGAGGAAAATAATTTAATAGAAGAGGTTATACTTATAGATAATGCACCAGAAAAAAATGTAGCACTACCAAAACAAATAAGTAAATTAAAGTTACATACTAAAGGTAAAAATATATATGTTAACCCATCGTGGAATTTTGGTGTTTCGATAGCAATAAGTGATTATATTATAATCGCCAATGATGATATATTATTTAATAAAAAAGATTTTAATGATTTGCTAAATAAATCATTTGAATTTTTAAATGAAAATACCATAATTGGGCCATCAATGTATTGTTTTAAACAAAATGGCCTGGTTAAATATGATTTAAAAATCGAAAAAACCGATAGTCAATTTACTTATGGGTTTGGAACTTTTATGATAATGAAAAAGGAATCTTACACGATAATACCAGATGATATTTTAATATTTCATGGGGACGTAATTCAACATAAAACAAATGAGGTATTTTTATTTAGCGGCATTGAAATTGATACTCCCATGAGTGTTACGCTTAAAAGCGACCCACAAATACACAATTTAGCTAGATTAGATCACGCTAAATCATTAAAATATGATGTTAAAAAATTAATTAAATTTAAATAAATGGCAAACGGAATTTACAAAATAACAGAAGAATTTGAAAAAGCACTATCTGACTATACAGGTGCCCCATATGTAATTACTGTGGACAATCAGTCAAACGCGTTGTTTTTGGCGTTATACTATGAAAAAAACATAAAAAAATCTATTATTTCGGAGTATATTGGAATCCCTTCAAGAACCTATCCTTCAGTTCCATGTGAAATTATCCATGCTGGACTTAAAGTACTTTTTGATAAAGTAGAAGGTAATACTTTAAAGGGCGCTTACGAATTAAGAGGTAGTAATGTATGGGATTCGGCATTAAGATTCACATCTGAAATGTATATGCCTGGTACACATATGTGTATTTCTTTTACGGGCCCATATAAACACTTTAAACTAAGTAAGGGGGGCGCCATCTTAACCGATAGTCATGAGGCTTATTTATGGTTTAAAAGGGCTAGGTATAGCGGTAGAAGAGAATGTTCTTACCACGATGATCATTTTGATATGCTTGGTTGGAATTTTTACATGATGCCAGAACTAGCAGCGCGTGGAATGTTGTTAATGAACCAATTTTACAATATTGATGGCACCAAGAAAAAAAATGAAGATTTAGAATTACCTTATCCAGATTTATCAAAATTTGATATTTATAAAAAATGAAACACATAGTTGTCTTTTTAGCCTATGAGAATTTTGATATGATTAAAAAATCATTTAATTCTTTAAAAAATTCAAATTCTGATTTTTTCATAATAGAGAATTTTTCTAAAAATTCAAATAGTATAAAAGAATTTTTTATAAAAGAAAAATTAATTGGGTATATTCAATTTTTAGATAACGCCAGAGCTAATGCTGTAAATATTTTTATTGAAAAATATTACGATTTATTATCTCAGTATGATTACGTAACAATAACTGATGGTGATTTATTTATATATGATATAGCAGATACATTTAAAGAAATAATTTTATCATTTAACGATATTAATTGTTATGTTTGTGGTGTTACATTGTATAAGGGTAATAATTATGAAAATAACCCCAACAGAATTATTGGTACTGAACATTATGTTGAACACATGTTGAGTAAGTCTGAACATAAAATAGGGCCGATAAAAGGTAGAACAGGTAATCATTTATTAACTTTTAACAAAAAAAGCCTAAATGTTATTAAAGATGTACATTATATTGATTCAAATATTTTTTTAAAAATAAAAAATTTGGGCGGGTCTTGTTATAGAACAACAAAAAATTTAGCTTATCATTTAACTTGGGATTTATATTTTGACGGTAACCCATATTACGAAAATAAAAAAAATAATTTAAAAGAAATTTGGGCTAAATCAAATGATAATTTTATGTATAATCAAATCATATGAAAAAGGCGTTAATAGGTGCTGGTGGCTTTGCACGTGAAATTAAAGCCCACATTGGGGACGAATCAATGATATGTTTTGTTGATGATAATTATTATATGGGTGATATTCATACATTACCCCTAAGCCAATTTGACCCAAATGAGTATGAGGTGTTAATTGCTATTGGAGATCCACGCGCAAGGTATGAGGTATATAGTCGATTACCTAAAGAAACTAAATATTTTACGCATATTGATAAACGAGCTATTATATTGGACAGTGATGTTGAAATCGGTGAGGGTAGTATTGTTTGTGCGGGTTGTATATTAACGACAAATATTAAAATAGGTAGACACGCTCACTTAAATCTACAAACGACAATTGGACATGACACAATTATCGGTGATTTTTTTACAACAGCGCCTGGTGCAAAAGTATCGGGTAATTGTACAATATATGATTTAGTGTATATCGGTACAAACGCATCTATTAGAGAAAAAATAACAATTCATAGTTTAGCGACAATAGGTTTAAATGCTGGTGTTGTAAAAGACATAATTGAGCCAGGTGTTTATGGTGGGACACCATGTAAAAAAATTAAATAATATGCAAAATACAATAGAATCTTTAAATTTAATTAAAAAAATATCAGATGAAATTAATAATATGACATTTCATCATCATTATTATATTTTATATGATGTGGCTAAAGAATTTGGAACCGCACCAATTAACTATGTTGAAATAGGCTGTTATGCTGGGGGCTCCGCTTGTCTTATGTTACAAAGACCAAATACCAACGTAATTAGTATTGATTTAGGCATACCAATTAGTTCAGATATAGTTAAAGAAAATGTAAAAAAATTAAATATTTTAAATAACCATTACAATTACATACAAGGTAACTCACAAAAAATTCAAACCGTTAATGAATTAAAAAACTTAATTCAATCAATTGATATTTTATTCATCGATGGTGATCATAGTTACAACGGTGTTATTAACGATTTTAATTTGTATTCTAAAATGGTAAAACCAGGTGGTTATATTGTTTTTGACGATTACAATGACAAACAACATAGTCCTCAAGTTAAAGTAGCTGTTGATGATTTATTAAAAAATAACTACGAGTATGAAATATTTGGTACGTTACCAAATGTTTTTGGCGCCAGGCCTAGTGAATTAAAAGAGGGTAATTGTTTTATAATTAAAAAAAAATAATATGTTAGCCATTGTTATAGCCACATATCAAAGAAATGATGGCACCACACCAAATCATTTAACCAAAGCGCTAACCTCAATTAAAAACCAAACATATCAAAAGTACACTGTATTTTTAATTGGTGATCATTACGATGACAATGATGAATTTGTAAAATTAGCGACATCAATAATTGATTCCGATAAAATTGTATTTGTAAATTTACCAAATGCCGTTGAACGAAAAAAATATCCATTTGGTGATAAGCGCCTATGGTCATCTGGTGGCGTAAATGCGGTTAATTTTGGTATTAAGCTTGCTTTGGAACAAAATTATAGTTATATTTGTAGACTAGATCACGATGACTGGTGGGCGCCAGAACATTTGGATTTAATAAAAGATAAATTAAACGAAAACCATTTAATAATTGCAACAAAAGGTGTACATTTTACAAAACAAATATTACCTGTGAAAGATAAAAACCCATTTTATCCACGAAGTTCCGATTTAATACACTCATCTGTTTGTGTAAATTTTAGAGAAACACCGTTAAGATATCGTGATGTTTTTGCTGAAGAGGGTACCATTTATGCAGCTGACGCTGATTTATGGAATCGAATGTCGGATTATATGGTAAAAAACAATAAAACGGGTTATTTAATAAACAAGGTAACGTGTTATCATAGTAATGAAAGAAAGTAATGGCTACAAAAATTATCGCAGAAATAGGAATTAATCACAATGGTGATATGGAAATCGCTAAACAACTTATTGTGGTAGCAAAAGCCGCTGGGTGTGATTATGTGAAATTCCAGAAGAGGAATCCAGATGTGTGTGTCCCAGAAGATCAAAAAAGTAAAATTCGTCAAACACCTTGGGGTGAAATGACATATTTGGAGTATAAATGGAGAACCGAATTTAATTATGAGCAATATTGTGAAATTGACGAATTTTGTCATCAAATAGGTATTAAATGGTTTGTATCCGTTTGGGATAAAAGTAGTGTAGATTTTATGGATATTTTCAAAAGACTGGGTAAAGCATATGATGGCACCATGAAAATACCGTCAGCTTTAATCACCGATTTAGAACTTTGTAAATACGCTAGAGCAAACTGTGATAAGTTAATAATTTCAACTGGAATGAGTACTGAAAATGAAATCAAATCTTGTGTTAATGTTTGTCACCCAGACGTTATTATGCATACTAATTCAACATATCCGTGCCCAGTAGAAGAATTAAACCTTAATTATATCAATTGGCTTAAAAGTTGGTATTTTGGCGCTGACATTGGTTATAGTGGTCACGAATACGGTTTAGTAACAACATTTGCAACTATTTCAATGGGGGTTACTTGGATTGAAAGACACATCACTTTAGATAGAAATATGTGGGGTTCTGACCAATCTGCTTCAATAGAACCATCTGGACTTTTTAAATTGGTTAAAGGTGTCCGCGACATAGAAGCTGCATTAAGTATACCAATGAAACCGAGAGAAGTTTTAGGTGGTGAATTAATCAAACAAAAAACTTTAAGAAAATAATGAATATTTACGTAGACGTGGATAACACAATAACGGAAACTTCTGGTATGGATTATCAAAATGCCAAACCAATATACTCAAAAATATTAATAATAAATAAACTTTATGATAGTGGTCATACAATAACTTATTGGACTGCCAGAGGATCTGTATCTGGAATTGATCATTATAGCCTAACAAAAAATCAATTAGATAGTTGGGGTGTAAAATACCACAATTTTATGGTTGGAAAGCCAGCGTTTGATCTTTTAATTGACGATAAAACAATAAATAACATTAACGAAAACCTTTTTACATGGGTAACCAAAGAAGAAGAAAAAAACTAACACCAGAAGAAGAATTAGAAGCTCTTGAAGCTATTAATCGAGGGCATTCTGGTAACATATTTGATAAAATCAAAATCGATATTAAATCAAAAACACCGAATCAAAAAAAATTGGTGAATGAAATAAAAGCAAAAGAAATAGTAATATGTTCTGGCTTACCTGGTACAGGTAAAACTTTTTTATCTTGTGCGGTTGCACTAGAATTATTGAAAAATGACCCGAGATATAAAAAAATTGTAATTGTAAAATCTGTAACAACTTTAAAAGACGAGGAAATTGGGTTCTTAAAAGGTACTATGAAAGAAAAAATGGAACCGTTTATGTATTCTTTTATGCATAATTTTGAAAAAGTAATCGGTAAATACAATGTCGAAGCTTTAAGAAATGCGGGTATGATCGAAGAGCTACCAATAGCTTACATGAGGGGTATTAATATTGATAATTCAATTACAATTATTGACGAGGCCCAAAACATATCAATAGATAATATTAGAACAATAATGACCAGACTTGGTGAAAATTCAAAAATGATATTTTTGGGGGATGAAAACCAAATTGACATGAAGAAAAAATCTGAAAGCTCATTAAATTTCATTATAAACAAATTTAAAGACTTTGATGAGGTTGGTACAATTACCTTAGGTGAAGAAGACGTTGTTAGAAATCCTTTAATTAAGAAAATCGAACAGATTTTCAGAGAAAAGTAAAATAGGGTTTACTTTAGACCATTTAATCATAGATTTATGTTAATTAAACATATATTTTATGATTATTGGTATTACAATCAATAATATTATTAGAGATCACATTAGTCAGTTAAAAAAAGCCTATACCCTTTTAACGGAAGAGGACTGCCTCGAACCCATCAACCCATATGATCTTGAATCATCTTTCCCAAATCGAGTTTCAACCGAAATAGTCCAGGAATTTGATGTGACTAAAGAATCGGTGGAAGACTTACCATTAAATGAGGTAAATGAAGAATTTAACGTCTATGAGTTTATGTATCATGAGGCATCTTTTGAGATATTTGGTAGATCCGAAGAAACAATAGATGGTGTGGTTCGAAAACTAAAAGACTACGAAAAAAAGTTAAAAGTTAAAATTGTTCTAGTAAACAAAGAATCCCCCAGATCAAAATGTGCTACATTATTTTTCTTATCAAAAAATGGGTTTGATTTTGATACGATTTATTTCCCAAAAGACGACAAAGGATATTGGGATAATGTTGATGTGCTAATAACAGATAACCCTAAGATATTAAAGAAAAAACCAAAAAATAAAATATCAATTAAAGTTAATAATAATTTTAACATTGACATAAAGTCAGATTTTACTATAATTGATCTAAATGATTTTAAAAATTTGAAAAGAATAATAAAAACAATAAAAGAAAAAGTTTAAAATGGAAAAAATAAACGAGACATTAAAGAACATCGAAAGTGCGATTGAAAAAGTTAAAAACAAAGAAAGTAAAATCGTATTTTTATCACCAGACACAAAAGGTACGGCCAGAGCTAGCGTGTCGTATATTTACCGACAAGCGTTAATATTAAAAAATGCTGGCTACACAATTAACATATTACACGAAAAAAACGATTACATCAAAGTCGGTAGTTGGTTAGGTGAGGAATATGATGAGCTAGAACATAAATCAATCGAAAATAACGATTTAACTGTTGGGCCTCAAGATATTATTGTGGTACCCGAAATATATGGTAATGTTTTTGAACAAATATTACAATTACCAGTTCAAAAAGTTATATTAACGCAATCTTATGATTATTTATTAGATAGTTTTTCACCTGGTAAATCTTGGTTAGATTTTGATGTTATGACTTGTTTGACAACATCAAAAACATTATCTGATGCCATAAGCGAACTAGTACCTTCAAGTAGTATTGAGTTTGTTAATCCTGGTATTGCCGAATGTTTTTCACCGAGTGAAAAACCACAAATGCCAGTTATTGCAATTCATTGTAGAGATCAAAGAAAAGCGGCAAAAATAATTAAAACTTTTTATTTAAAATATCCGCTATATCGCTTTATTTCGTTTAAAGATATGCACGGAATGACTGAAAGTGATTTCGCAAAAAATTTAAAAGAATGTGCGTTATCTGTTTGGGTCGATGATGATAGTACTTTTGGCACATTTCCAGTTGAATCTATGAAATGTAACGTTCCCGTTATTGGTAAAGTACCTAATATAATTCCAGAATGGATGAATGATGATAATGGTATTTGGGTTTACGATGAAAACCAAATTGCGGATTTAGCATTTAACTATATTAAAAATTGGATGGAAGATAGTTTACCAGAAAACCTATTAAAAGTAAGTGAAACTGTTGATGGTAAATATACTATGGAATCATTTGAAAAAGCAACAATCGAAGTCTACAACACAATGTTTGAGAATTGTTTGGCTAGACTTAATAGAATAAAAGAAACCTTTGAAAAAACACTAGAAACTAATGAAAACTAATATAGACTTAACAGTTGTTATCCCAGTACACTCCGTTGCGGATGAAAAATTTAATGAATTATTAAGCGGTGCTTTAAATAGTATCGAGAACAATAACATACACCCATCAAATGTGATGATTGTTAGATGTGGATGTTCTGAGGTTAAAGAGGTTTTGAAAGACTTTGATTTTTCAAAATATTCTTTCCACGTGACATTACTTGAAAATAAAACAGGTAAATCATTTCAAAACCAAATAAATGAAGCTGCAAAAAATATCGAAACAAAATATTTTAGCTTTTTAGAATTTGATGATGAATATTCGGTTAATTGGTTCAAGAACGTTAAAAAATATACAGAGGCGTATCCCGAAATTGACATGTTTTTACCAATCATAACTGATGTTACTAATGAAAATAACTTCGTTGGCTTTACTAATGAAGCCGCTTGGGCATACAACTTTTCAGATACTTTAGGACAAATCGATCATGAAGTTTTAAATGAGTTCCCTAATATTAATCCAGATGGTATGGTGGTTAAAACCGAAGTCTTTAAATCGGTTGGTGGTTATAAGCCATCAATTAAACTAACATTTAATTATGAGTTTTTATTGAGATTTACAAATGGCGGTAGAAATATTATGGTTATACCCAAAATTGGTTATAAACATGTTAATATGCGACCAGGCTCTTTATTTTGGGAATATAAAAATAGTGAAATTCCAGAAATGAGAATTACCCCCGAAGAAGCTAAATTTTGGATGGAGGCTGCTAAAAAAGAATTTTTTTATACTGAAGATAGACCAATAATATACGAAGAAAATGAAACAGCCTAAAAATGTCAAGAAAGAAAAAAGACCGCAATTATTATGGTGCAGATCAAGAATCGGCGGTTGTTGCTTTCTTGAATGCTAAGACGGTAGCGGAGAAAGAAAAAATTTATCGTGAGTTTTTACAAGAACCGATCAATAAAATGATCGAAAGTATTATTAGAACTTATAAATTATATCGACAATCATACGAATTTAACGATTTACACGCAGATACCTTGTCATTCTTAATGACAAAGTTTGACAAATTTAATCCCGAAAAGGGTAATAAATCATTTTCATATTTTGGTACTGTTTGCAAAAACTATCTTTATAACGAAATGATGAAGGAGTACAAAAAAAGTACTTCGTTCACAAATATTGACGATAGTGAACAAGATTTTTTAAAAAGAGACGATTTATTGTATAGAATTGATGAGCAAGAAATTGATTTGTCAGATTTTATCGATAAATTATGCTCCTCAATAAAAGAAGAACTTAAAAATGATAATTTAAATGAAAATGAATTTAAAGTTGGCCACTCCCTGGTTAAAATATTAGAAGATTGGAAAGAATTATTCGCACAAAACGAAACTGGAAAAAACTCAACAAAATTCAATAAAAATTTAATTTTACTTTATATCAGAAATATGACTGGTTTAAATACAAAAGAAATAAGAAACAGTATGAAAAGATATAAAAGTTTATATGGCTTATTTAAAGATAGATATTTAGATGAGTGATATTTATAGTTAAACAAATACTATGATTGGCAATCAAAAAAAGAAAAAAATTGATGTTTCTGAGGAAAGCATGAAAGAACTTATGCAAGAAACGTATAATGAAATTGTTGATGAAAGAAATAAAGCTTTAACCGCTTATAAAAAATTCAGCAAAGACATTAATGAAAATTCCGATATAGCTTTAGTTGGTAAGATTACAAACGATCTTTTAAAAATAATCGATGGAACTATTGAAAAAAAACTAAGGTTAATTAAAATTCAAAGCGATATTTTGTATAAAAACGGTAAAGGCGCATCGGGTGATGGTGGTGCCCCAATGGTGATTACAGAGGAAGATAGGAAGTGGGCTGAAGAGTTTTTAAAAAAACAAAATAACGGTGATAATGAAAAAGAATACGAATAATGAGCCAACAAAGTGAAATATTTTCAAGGTATCGATCACTTTTTAACAGTAGTTCAATTAGACCTCTTGAAAGTGAAACATCGAGGCGGTTAAACAACATGGACTTTGTTGATTTTTTATTTGAATTAGTTAAAGCAACAAAAGGTCAAAAACAATTTAAAAATATAATATTAAAAGGTAGTTTGTCGAAATTAAAAAAAACTGATGAATTAAACAAAACTATAAAAAAAGCTTTATTAGCTCAATTTGGTTGTGATGATACTTTAATTATACCAACTAAATACACCACCAAATCATCGCTAGGAGTTGAATTGGATAAAGGTGAAATCGACCCTTTTGGTATGTTTGGTATCGATCCAGATACTCAAGTTGGTAAACTGATGTATGAAGGTAACGATCCCAAAAAACACATTAACTATCTATTATTTAAATCTCAAGGGGTTGGGACAATAAACCCAGTTGAAATGAATTATAATGGTAGAGTTTTATTTAGAGTATACGCAAAAACGCCAAACACCCTTATTTTTAAATTTGGTGAATTTTACGAAAACAAACTTTATATTGAATGGTTAAATGATTATATAGATGCTATGCAGCCAATATTTAACACAGTTAATTTTACAACAATATTAACTGATATTATTACTGGTGCAATTTCTTTAAAAGCGAATAAAAACAAAATAGAAATAAGAAAACAAAGCGGGGTTATTAAAGCCTTGCAAAAAATATTTGGATTTTGTTCAGAGTCCGATGAAAATATTGGAGGGCCAAGTCAACCAACTAATAATATATTAAAAGATCCATTATTACAAAATTCGAATTTTAATGGTGAAAATATTGTCGGAAGTCAAAGTGGTTTGGGTGATTTTAACAATGAAAATCAATCAAGTGACGACCCTTTTGATTTTGATTTTAATGATTTGGATGAAATTGAACGGGATACCGATTTAAAATCTAGAGGCGTTATTAGGTTTTCAACATGTGGTGATTTGGATTTAGATATAAATCCAGATGATATTTTAAGTGGTTTAGAATTACTGTTCGCCAATGCGGATCAGAATAATGTTTACAGTTATGACGGTACAATAAATAATGAACTCCCAGAAACTGCCACTGCTAGTCCATTATATGATAATTCGCAAATCGTACCCAATTCAGACAAAGCCGCAGATTTTTTTGATAATGCGTTAAAAAATGGGGCAAATAATGCGATAAATCAAGGTGAAACAAATATTATTATTGATTTACCCACAATGAACGCTGAGTTACAATTAAATATTTTAAAAGCTATACCATATGCTTTAATGCAAATGGTATTAAGCCCTAAAGTTGTTTTAGTACCCAAACTATTTACGGTATTAAGTGGTGATACTGGTAAAAAATCCCCAAATGATTTTATAAAAAACATGATGCCATCCATTTCAAAAATAGGTGAAAATATAACAAGCATGTTAATACAAAATATATTTGACGCGATAAAATCAGATTTGACTAGATTGGCTAGCGAATTAGCAATTGCATACTTAAAACAACGTGGTATGGATTATTTAGCAACGCTAAGATCTTTATTAAGTTTGCTTGGCTTGTTTAGTGGCGGAGGTGGGGGTTGTGGCGGTGTTTTGGACAAACTTCTAAAATTACTAAAACTATCAAATTTTGGGCCGATGCCTATGCTACCACCACCATTGGTACTTATAGCTGGCGCAATAAAACCTGGTATGAATAGTGTATCAATGATAAATGATATTAAATCTAGTTTAACCGAAAAAGGTATAGAGACCGCACCAACACTACCCGATGGTACACCAAATAATATGATGATTGCAATAGAAGAAACTGTTAAAACAATGGTTACACACATTAAAACAAATTCGACTATACAAACTTTTGGTATATCTGCGGTTGGCCCAGTTCAAGGCTATGGGCAAATTCAATAATCAAGTATTTATGAAAAACGAAAAGTTACAAGAAATTATAGATAATTGCAAAAACAAACCAAATAAAGATTTGGCAAATGTTTTAGTTACGCTTGAAGTTGATTTTAATAATATTAAATCAACAATACTAGAATTAACAGAAACATTAAAAGAACTTGAAATTACATATGATACTGTATACGATGAATTACAAAAAAGATTAAAATTTGAAGATAAAAAATGAAGGCCGATTATAAAATAGGTGTGTGTTTTGACAATGAAGATCCTAAAAATTTAGGTAGGATCAGAGCAATTCCTATTGATATTTTGGGTAAATTTGCAACATTAAAAGATATTCGCGATTTTGTCAAAAAAGAAGATGATAAAGCAATAGCCGCTTTACTTTACAACCCGTGGTACCCAACAAAATACCAAAACTTTAAAGAAAAAGATAAATATGTTTGCGAACCATTTTTGCCAAAAAATATAGGAGTCACACCAAATGCTGGTCAATTAGTTAAAATAATAACATATGAAGACTTAAATCAAAAACTTGAGTTTATAGGCCCCTACACAATAGATCAAGTAACTCTAACTGAAGAATATAGAAATGTTGTAAGTAACCTACAAAAAACCTTATCAATAGCTGAAGTTATACCTAAAAAGGGTAAGACATTTATTTCTGGATACTCAAACGAACAAATTATTTTGGGTGATAATGAATTTTTAATTAGATTAAACCACATAAATGGCAGTGAAAAAACTAGAAAAACTAGTTATCCTTTTATACAGTTATCTCAATTTTTTAATAGTTATGATGTTAAACAAAAAACAACAACTATTACAGAAACACCAGATATTCCAATTGATTTTATTTGTGAATTGTTTTTACAATACACCCCAAAAAGAAATTCGAATGAAAAAAATTTTACAGCCGAAGTTATTTTATATGACGCCTCAAAGCAAATAAATAGAAAGGGTGAAATAGGGTTAACTAAAGATACTTACTCCCCAACAACACAATATATAACAAATTCATATACAAATTATGTTGTTAAACACTACATAAACACATCTAATGGGGGTGAATTTATAAAAACAATTGAAGATATAATATCTGGGTATAACTCTGGTGGTTTAATAAAATATTATGATGTGAACAACACATTGTCCGAACAAAGGATTGAAAATAATAGTACTACGATAATAGTATATAATAATGTAATAACTACACCAAATGCGGGTGGTGCTTTGGGTGATTCTAATATTGTATCAAATATTAAAAGTTGGTTATTTAGACTAACGCCTGGTACAAAATTAACTGATTATGCTGGTAATTTAACCCAACCTAATTTACCTGATAATAACATTGAAACTATTAGATATAAAGATTATATTAAATTGGATTCATTAATATCAAAATACACTGTTGATAAAAAATATGGTAACCTGGCTATCAATAATTCAAGAACAACAACTGTTACAAAACCAGTCGCCGAATCTTTAAACAAACCACAATCAGTCCATACGATTTATTCTGACAAATTTTTATTTTTAAGTAGTTTGAATTCTTTAAATATTGTTGATAATTTAAATTTTGATGGACTCCCATCTGATAAAATAGCAGAAATTTTAAGTGGATTGAATCAAAACACAAGAACTTATGGGTTTGTGAGAGGTGAAAAATTAATGGAGTTGCTTAATGAAATTTTGGATATGTTTACTAAACATGGACATGAAGCTGGAAAAGATCCAAGAGCATCAATTATCCAATCAACCCAAGAAGCCGTTGAGAATCTAAAAAAGAAAATAAAAGATGAGTTAAAGGAAGGTCAAAATAATGTGATAATCAATCATAACTTAAGACTTAATTAAAATATTTATATTTATGGGAATTTACCGCACATATTTTGACAAGAATAATACAATAGTAAGAAATTCTTTAGTTAATACAGGCAGAAACCAGGTTTCTGAGCTATATTTTGGTGACAAAGTCAGTAGATTTTTGTTTTACTGTTCATTTGATGAAATAAAAAATAAAGTTGAAAATAAAGAAATTATTATCAATGGCGATGTTAAACACTATCTTAGGATAAAGAATACATCAAATTTTGATGTTTCACCTTTTTTATCTGATAGCAATAATTTGGTTTTTACTGATAAGTATAGATCATCTTCTTTTGATTTAGAATTAAAACCAGCAAAAGAGTTTTGGGATGAAGGTATGGGTTATGATTTTCAATTAAGCCCATTTTCCAGGCCACAAGATAGGGACTTTAACGAAGAACCGTCAAACTGGTTCAATGGCACATACGTCAATGAATTTTTGACGCCAGGTGTTACATTGGGTAACAGAATAGCTTTACAACATTTTGATAGAGGCAATGAGGATGTTTTAATGGATATCACCAATTTCGTTAATGGAATTATTACCACAGGAATAACCACTGGTATAACAACGGGGATAACCACTGGCATGACTACTGGAATTACAACTGGAATTACAACGGGGATAACCACTGGCATGACTACTGGAATTACCACTGGTATAACATACATAATAACAACAGGTATTACAACAGGAATCACCACTGGAATTACTACTGGCGTAACAAGTAGTTATAACGGATTTTGTTTAAAATATACCGATCCATACGAATCTTTAGTATTCGATGATGCCAGGGCTTATGTTTTGGGTTTATTTACAAAATATACACAAACATTTTTTGAACCTTTTATCGAAACACATTATAATGACCATATAGTTGATGATAGAGTTGATTTTTTCTTAAATAAAACTAATAGGTTGTATCTTTATGTAAATGTTGATGGTAAATTAACTAATTTAGATGAATTACCATCATTTAATATCGATGGGGTTGTTACTTTAAATCCATTTGTTGTTAAACAACAAACAAAGGGTGTTTATTATGTTGAATTTTTTGCATCAAGCGATGTTTATGATTCTTATACTGAATATAAAGATGTATGGTCTAACATAAAAATTAATGGTATTAACAGACCAGATATAAAATTACGTTTTGTACCCAAAGAAGATAATGATTATTACCAATTAGGATCGGATGTTTCCGAACCAATTAGGTATGGATTATCAATTAGTGGTATAAAAAGAGAGGAAAAAATTAACCAAGGAGAAAAAAGACGCATTAATGTGCATCTTAGGAAACCATATACTGTTGAACAACAAGACGTAAAAACTAACGTATATTATAAATTATACGTCAAACAGGGCCCAAATGTTATAGATATACTTGATTGGCAACCCGTCAATAAATTATATAATTCAAATACATTTAATATTGATACGACCTGGTTAGTACCTCAAATATACTACGTGGATATTAAGATTGAAAGGAATGATGAGGTTAATGTTTATAATGAAGAATTAAAATTCACTATTTTAAGTAAATTAAAAGGATAATGGTATTAACATATATTAACCCACTGAATAAAAACTATAAAGGCCAATACACCTACGAATTTATTTTTTCAAAAACAAACGAAATAAATTTTGGTGATGATTGGGACGTTTTACCAGCAGCCAGCGGGTCGCTCACACCACCACCAGTTGATGATATTGAAACTGTCGCCATATTAAAAACAAACGACATTGAATTAGATTTGGCTATTTACTCCGACAATTTTTCGATGTACGATTGTGTTGAAAACGTAATAGCGATGGGTTGGGAAAAAGAATCACCAAACAATGAAATTAGATTGGTGTTTCACTTTGGCGAATCCTATGAAAGCGTAAAAGAAAAATTATATAGCAGAGATAAAATAATTGTAATGATAAAAACACCAGAAAATGAAGAAATCTGATTTTATAGAAAAATTAAAAGAAAATAAAGAAGTCCCAAGTGTCGGTGACATTGAAAAGGCGTCACAGAATGTTGAAAAAATGGGTACGATTGTTAAACAATTTGGTGACCATATCCAATCATTAAAAGATATGGGTGTATTGGGTGAAGATTTTGATGCGTCAAAAGACTATGAATCTGAAACTGAATTTTTTAGTGACATGATTGATCACCTAATGTATAAAAAATACAATATGACATACTTTAAACCCATTGAGGTAAAACAACCAACGACCAAACCTCAAGAACCAGAGATTAAAGATCCACAACTAAAAATTGATTTCCCCAAAGAAAAAACTTACGATTTCGAAAAAGAAGAGGAAACAAAACCAATTTCACAAATGTCTGATTCTGAGTTTAGGGATACCATGGATAAAAAAATGATGTTTGGTGGTAGTAATTCAATATTTTATGTGGTAAATTTAATTAAAAGAGGAGTTGAAGAGCTTAAAAATAATCCAGAATCTGGAAAAAACGCTTTAAGACCCGCTTATATAGCGTTACAAGACATAATTAGAAAAAATCTTGAAGAAAATTTTGCGGATTCAAAAATCTTCACTATTATTGCGGAGGCAGAAACGCCAAAAATTAGTAAAAAAGAAATTTTAGAATACTTAAACCGCAATGAACATGAGTAATACAAAAGAAAAAGAGGCCCCAGTTATCACTCCGACAACTACGCCAACAGAAGATCCGTCAAAGATTAAATTTCCAAAACCTAGCGTTTTACCAAAACCTCAGGCATAAATTTGGTTATTAAATTTTTTTTGCTTATCTTTGCCCTATAAATAAAAATATAGGGCTTTTTTATGGAAAAAACTGAAAGACAATCGAATATCGACCTAACTGGGTATCCTAAGTTGATAAACAACGATATTCTAAACAAAATCGCGAATAGACGCCATCCTATGGCTAATATGCCGTATTATCACAAGAAAAATGAACCACAAAAACTTCACGAAGAAGATATAATTGAGGATCGTTTTAAAAATTTGGTTGATTCATATACTAATACATTTGGTGGTAGTAAAGAACATGTTAATCAAATGCGTGTGATGATGAACGCTGGTGCCAATGGTATGGAAATAATGCGAACTGAAAAACCAAAACGTAAAGAATTGGTTCGATTGGTTGAGCGTATTATGCGAGAAGAATTTAATGTTGGTCGCGATGAGGTTTTATTTGATTTGGAAATTGTTGATGTTGGATCTTGTGATCTTCCAGATGAGATGGACACCGAAAAAGAAATTAACGATGATTTCGAGCAAACAGACAACTTTGATGTTTTAAAGAAAAGGACAATTAATGCTTTTTCACAAGGAGCCGCACTGGCATCACATTACATTTTCCATATGTATAAAGATGATTTTGAAAAAATATGTTCGGACATCACACCAACTTACCAAAGAGCTCTTATAGCGAATGATTTGTTTTACTTCATATTGGATGATAGTAGTCTACAAAATCAACTTTGCAGTGGTGAAAGTGGTGCTAATGCTGGATACTGTCGTTTAAATTTTGATGGCGACATTCCTGTTATTGAAGCCAAAGCTATAAGCGCACCGATATTATTACATGAAGTTACAAAAGCCCTAATAACATTTTTTTCGATTCCAGGTATTCAAAACATGGATAAAGAAACTATTGATGAAACGGATTATGTGATGGCCGAATTGTGGGATATTCGTTTTGGTACAACACTTTGGGTTAATTTCCACTCACTTATAGATGAAAGAGATTATGACATTAAAAAATTAATCTTTGTTGAAGTATTTAAAATGGATTCAGAGATGTTTGTTAAAGACTTCATGTACAATGTCATGAATAAACCCGAATTAGCTAAAAAAGAGATTGATTTTATTGTTAAAAAAATCAGAAATAAAATCACCGAATACCAATTTGAAAAGGATTCTGACGGTATCGACTTGTCCGATTTGGGTATTTTCTAAAATAAAAGTATTTATATGAAAATACTTTGTGAATATAACAGATAAAAGACAATTACTATTAGAGTACACAAAATGCGCTAAAGACCCTTCTTATGCAATTGAAAGTTATTTCGAAACTTTTGATAAAACACAAGAGGGTTTTGTGCCATTTAAATTATTTGACAAACAGAAGTTATTAATTAGTAATTACGAAACTAATCGATTTAATTTAGTTTTAAAATATAGACAAGCTGGTATATCAACGGTAACTGCGGCATATGCTGCGGTAAAAACAGCTTTTGCTATTTCAGATAACCCAGAGAGGGTGCTTATTCTAGCGAACAAACAAGAAACTGCCGTTGAATTCTTAAATAAGATAACAGGTTTCATCAAACAATTACCTGATTGGACTAACATCACATTCGATAAAGCATCCCAAAAACATGTTAAACTATCAAATGGGTCAGAATTAAAGGCAGTTGCAACATCTACGGATGCATTACGTGGTTATACACCAACGATAATGATTTTAGATGAGGCTGCGTTTATTGAAGGGGGCCAAGCTCTTTGGTCTGCGTGTTTAGCGGCGATTGGTACGGGTGGTAAAGCATTTTTAATATCAACACCAAATGGTTTAGATGAAATTTACTATGAGGCATATGAGGGTGCGATAAATGCAACAAATAAATTCAAGATAACACACCTAAAATGGTGGCAAGATCCTCGATTTAACAAAGATTTACGCCTAATAAAAACAAATGATATTGTAAACTGGATTCAAAAACCAGAAGCGGAAAAAGATGAGCACATTATTGAAAGTGCGGTTGTTTTACATTATGATGTCATTTTAAAATTTCTTGAAGAAGGTTATAAACCACATTCAACATGGTACGAAAATATGTGCCGTGATATGAATCTTAATAAACGAATGATTAATCAAGAGTTGGAATGTGCTTTTATCGGTTCGGGCGACAATGTTATTGAGGGTGAGGTTTTGAGAAAACAAGAAGAAATAAACGTTATTGAACCTTCTTTTAAAGATAGAGAATGGGATAATAACGTTTGGGTTTGGAAAATGCCCCAGAAGGGCCACAGATACATTTTAGCGTTGGATGTTTCTCGCGGCGATTCGGAAGATGCGACAGGTATGTGTATTATTGATTATGACACATACGAACAAGTTTTAGAATACCACGGAAAAGTCCCGCCAGATGTTGCTGCCCAACTTGTTGATCATTACGGTAGAATGTATAATGCGCTATCAACTTTTGATATAACTGGTGGTATGGGTATTGCTGCAACATCAAAATTAAAAGAAATGAACTACCCAAAATCGTTATTGCACTATGATAATTTAAATGATGATGCATTTTATATTCCACCACCTGATGCAATTCCAGGTATAAATTTTGCGTCAAAAAATAGGAGGAGTCAAATTGTTGCGGCGCTTGAAGAAGCTGTATCTAGGGGTGATTTTAAAATACGAAGCGAAAGATTAATCGCTGAGCTAAAGAAATTTATATATAAAAATGGTAAACCAGATCACATGAAAGGATCGCACGATGATCTAATCATGGCTTTGGGTATGTGTTTATTTGTAGCTAACACATCATTTAAAAAGCTACAAGAGTCTGATAGTATGACAAAAGCTATGTTGGATAGTTGGAGAACAAATATTAATACAACTCCAACAAAAAGCAGCTATTTATTAGAGGATACAATAAAATCAACACCAGATGAAGGTAAAGTCTACAATAAAAGAGAAATAAACGATAATATTTTACAAAATACACGTGACTTTTCCTGGCTTTTTGGTAATATTAATAAAAGATAAATCATTGTGGCTAATAAAAAAACGGTTATATCAAGAATAAATTCAATTGGCGCAATGCGTCAGAATATTACTGGTGTACAAATAAATGATAAAATTAGCGGTAGGGCGTTAAAAAAAGCTTACTGTTCTATTGACAATGATAGTATAACAACTTATGTCCAAAAAAAAGAATGGGTTATAAGTTTAAATGATTACTTATTTCCACCTTATGTGGAATGTGAATATGTAGTATGATATGGCAGAAAAATTAACAGTATTTCAGAAATTAGGTCGTGCATTGGGATCGCAAGTCAGCGGGCCAGCATACATTATTGACCCAAAATCTTTTGCAAATTTAGATGCAAAAGAATTAGAACAAAAAAAATTAGAGGCTCAACAAACCTATTATCTACAAAATCAGTGGAAAAAAATAGATAATGAGCTTTACCAAAAAGCTGTATATTATGAACCAACAAGAATGGCGTCATATTTTGACTATGAAGCCATGGAGTATACACCAGAAATAGCAGCCGCATTAGATATTTTTGCTGACGAGGCGACAACCTCAAACGAAAGTGGTAAAATATTAAGCATTTATTCGGATAGTACCCGAATTAAGAATGAATTAGTTGACCTTTTTGAGAATGTATTGGACATAAATACCAATTTAACATCTTGGGCTAGAAATTTATGTAAATATGGTGATAACTTTGTTTACAATAAGATCGTACCTAAAAAGGGTATTGTTGGTTGTGTTCAATTACCAAATATTGAAATAACAAGAACAGAACCAGGTTTTGTTCCTGTTAGAAATTTAGATCAATATCAAGAGGAAAACGCTATTCAGTTTCATTGGAAAGATAAGAATATAGATTTTAATTCATTTGAGGTTTCCCATTTCAGATTATTGGGTGATGATAGAAAATTACCATATGGTACATCAATGCTTGAAAAAGTTAGGAGAATTTGGAAACAATTATTACTTTCTGAAGATGCGATGTTGGTTTATCGTGTTACCAGAGCCCCAGAAAGAAGGGTTTACAAAATCTTTGTGGGTAACATGGATGATAAGGACGTTGATGGTTATGTTGATAAAATTGCCAATAACTTTAAGAGGATTAATATTGTAAACTCACAGAATGGACAGCAAGATACAAGATATAATCCTTTGGCGGTTGACCAAGATTATTTTATTCCAGTAAGAGACCCAGCATTAACGATGCCCATTGAAACTCTACCTGGTGCACAAAATTTATCTGAAATTGCTGATATTGAATATATCCAGAAAAAAATGTTAGCGGCTCTTAGAGTACCTAAAGCATTTTTAGGTTTTGATGAAGCAACTGGTGAAGGTAAAAACTTAGCCATACTTGATATTCGTTTTGCTAGAGCGGTACATAGAATACAAAAAGCTCTTATTCAAGAGTTAAATAAGATGGCGATTATTCATCTTTACCTTAAAGGTTATGAAGATGATTTAAATAATTTCACATTATCATTAACAACACCATCAACACAAGCGGACATCCTTAAAGTACAAAACTGGAAGGAAAAAATTCAGCTATATCGCGATGCGGTATCTGATGCTGGAAACGGGTATGGTGCAGTATCGATGACATGGGCCAAAAAAGAAATACTCGGTATGTCAGAAGAGGACATCAAACTTGATATTCAAAGACAAGCTGTTGAAAAAGCGGGTGGCGAAGAAATTAAAATGTTGGCTGAGACGATTAAACAAACTGGACTATTCAGGGAAATCTATAAAGCTTACAAGATTAATCCAGATAATATGACAGCTGGTGGTGCAACTGGAGCAGCTGGGGCTGAAGCTGGGGCTGAATTAAGTGCTGCTATCGGTGGTGGTGGTGGAGCTGAAGGTGGTTTAGGTACCGACTTTACAGCACCATTGGAAACACCAGAAGCGGGGGCTGAGGTTGGAGCTGAAGCTGGAGCTGAAACAGGGGGTGAAGCTGGAGCTGAAACTGAAACCGCACCAGAAGAAACTTTAGCTGAAAGATCTAAAAGATACATGGATAAAAGACGTAGTAACATTACCGAAACCATAAACAAAAGTATCGCTGAGATAGATAAAATATTAAAAGACTAAATTTAACCAATAATTCAAATATTTATCTAAAAATAGAAAATCATGTTTGGAGTTATAAAAGAAAATATTTTAGGTAAGTTAGAAAAAACTTATACTGATGGTGATGTGACTTCTTTTAAAAAAGAATTTAATCGTTACATTAAAACAATAAAGGAAAACAAAGACCTTAAAGAATTTTATGAGGTTTACGATTTGTTTAAACAAGTTAATTTTGATGACATCGATATCGCGAAAGAATTTGTTGAAGAATCCATTAGTTATCTAAAGCAATTTAACAAATCTGAGGTTGATAAATTAACCGAACTTACCGAAAGTTTACATAAATTAAATGAGAAAACGATTGAATTTAAATTAGATCAATTAATTTTTAACGAAAACATCTCTTTAAAAGAAAAAGCTCAGTACAAAGTTGAGCTAATCAAACAAATTACCAAAAAAGAAAACACAAAAATTGATTATAAAGATAGTTTCGAAGCTTTACATAAAAAAATAAATGAAAATGTTTCGAAATTAAATACAGAGCAAACAAAAGCGCTCGAATTGTTCATTGAAAATGATGTAAACAAGATTAATGATTTTTATCAGAACTTAATTAATGATACAGAAACTATTGTAGAGAATAAAATTTTAAATAGTGAAAACTCTGAGGTTGTTAAGAAATTAGTTGAGGTTAAAAAAAGACTTAATTCTCTTAAAGAAGAAAACCCAACTATAATAG